GCTGGATGGTACTAACAACGGGTTGGTGGGTGCTGTTAAAGCTGGCAAAAAAGCTGACTTCATTGGGCATATACACCTGTTAAAATCTGAACGGTCAAGGCTGGCTGTTTGGGCAAGTGAGGAATTATGAACAAGGGTGAAAAGGCTAAGATAAAGAAAGAAAACGATGCATTAGAGAACTATCTACGGTATGGTATAGATCTCTACAAGCGTCGGATATACTTCGGGGATGTTGCTTTCCCGGATGGCGATGAGTTTGATTTCAGCACAATCTCCTATGCGCTACGCGCTATAGATAAGATGCTGGATATCAATGAAACTGAGCCTATAGAATTAGTTGTATCGTCCTATGGGGGAGATCCATACGCTATGTTAGCCTTGATGGATAAGATACAACAAGCTCCTTGCAAATTTATCTTCCGAGGTTCTGGGTTTATTATGAGCGCGGCTACCTGGATTATGGCAGTATGCGATGAAAGGTATTTAGCTGAAAACACAGTCATTATGGTTCACGACGGATGGTGGGGAAACACGGCATCCAGTACAGACATGACTATTCTCCAAGATGAGGATAAGAGACTCAAAGACATGCTGTGTAAGGTTTTTGCTGATAACTCATTTATGTCCCCTGAATTCTGGGCTAAGGTTTGCCAGAGAGATCTATACTTAACGGCAGAAGAGACCATCCAGCTAGGCTTGGCAGATAAAATCACCTCCCCCAGAAAGAGGGGGAATTTCAGAAAGGGTGTACGCAGAAAAACGTTTAGTAAACCTCCTTCAGAGAGTAAGATTAAGAAATTAGTAACTTCTCTATATACCCGAATACAGATGGAGATGCCAAAGGAAATTGTCATTAGTGTGAGAAAAGAGGAGTTTGAACCAGAACTACCTCCACAACCGAATGATATAGAGCAGCTAGAAATGTTAGGACAAGCTGAGGATAAAAAAGATGGAGCAGAATCCAAGTAGGTGGGAAGATTGCCCGCTAGACTCTGATGTAAATGTAGGCATACTGGTCGAAGCAATCAGAATCTTGCTGGTAGATAGTGGTTTAAAAGTTCAGAGAAGAGAGATAGAGCAGTTGTACTCTCATGGTAGGGTGGTCCGCCATAGAGAATTTAGAATTGTTCGAGACCCTATTAGATACATGAAAGATAAAAAGGAATCCAATGAGTAACATAAAGAACTATGGGGATAACCGGATACTATTTCTAGACATCTCTAGTAGCTGTACGGGCTGGGTTGTGGCTTCCCAGCATGTGGGTAGGAAAGAGGCAACAATCCACAAAGCTGGAGTTATCTGGTTTGACCCTAAATGGAGCCACGGGGAAAAGTATAACTATCTTACCAAATTTATTGAGAATATAGCCTATATTCAATATAAAGTGGATGGTATTGTGGCTGAGGGCTACATGGTTAACCGAAAACGTATGTGTGGTGTTTTGGTAATTCCGGAGGCTACCGGGGCTATCAAATCTTGCTGTTATGAGCTAGAGCCCCCTCTGACATTTGACTCCATATTGCCTCAAACCTGGCGAGCAGCCTTGGGAATTAAGAAAGACAAGACTAAGGCGGGAAGTGCTGCTTGGAAAGATCCAGCAAAAAAGTATGTAAACACGATTTTTCCAGACACCTTTCCTAAAAAGATGGTATCAAATATTACGGGCAAGGAAAGAGCTACGCCCACAGACTTGTATGACGCTATATGTATAGCTTTAGCCTGGTTCACCAAAGATCCTAATAATTGTACTCTATTTCGGATAGATCCGGAGGTTTTGTTATAATGTCGTGGAAGAAAGAACTGCATGGTTGGGTACCCCGGTTCGTAGCAGAGCAATCTAACTGGCCGAACTTTACTTCTAACGATGTACACAATATGGAAGTGGGTCTTTTTCCGGGGCATATCTATGGAGTCTTTCGTACAAAGACAGAAGCTTTAACAGTGTGCTCAACGGACAGAAGGCTTATGAAAGTCACTATAACACTTGAAGAGGAAGAGCCAATAACCTATATGAAGAGATTGAGGAGGAAATTAAGAAATGTGGTTAAAGCACCCAAGAACTAAAAAGCCGGATACTATGCTAAGCCTGGCCGTGGCTGGCTTTGTTTTAGCAGGTATTCTCACAGTCACGGGTTTTGTGGCTGCCTGGTTAACCGGAAATTCAGTCTTTGTTCAACATTTAGCTGCTATTGATGCTGCTATTCTTACCCCATCTTTGGCGTCTTATACAGCCAGGAAGTATTCGGATCTTAAACTCAATGGCAAGGAGAGTAAGTAATGGTAAAGAAATTATTGGGAATTCTGTCTGCGGTGATTCTTTTTGGGGCCGCCAACAGCTATGCTTCAGATATGACCAAAGTGACATTGGACAAGCCCGGAAAGGTTATTAACTATACTTTGAAAGTTAACAATGATCGCACGGTTGTTCTGAAAGGTCCTATTACTGCTGCCAGTGTTGCCCCAATTATTTCGGCAATTAAGGGCATGAATGAACTCACCCACCAGGATATATTTATTATTATTAACAGTCCCGGTGGTTCTGTTGTTGATGGGTTAGAGCTTATTGATACTATTAAAGCATTAGAATCAAGGGTCTATTGCGCTATTGAGAGCGAAGCCTACTCTATGGCTGCTATCCTTTCTCAATTCTGTTATCGAACTCTGATTCATAAGCACGCTGCGATAATGTTTCATGAAGCTTCCTATCAAGTGCCCTATGACTCAGCAGCACGTATATTTGAGTTGGTTCAATTTGTTACTAAATATTTAGGCGATCTAGATAAAGATGTGGCGCATCAAATGGGTATTTCAACCCACAGTTATCAGTATATGGCTAAGAAAAATTGGTGGTTAACTGCTACCGATGCCGCAAAGTATGGTGTAGTGGATGGTGTTATAAATGAGCTGTATTACACTGCTGAACCATTCCCGGCCCAAACTAGGGGTATCTTTTTCTTCAGCTCAGATGAGAAAGATGGCAATACAATAACTAATCCATTAAGGAAATACAATGTCCAAAATTAAGGAATATTTCTGGATTGGCGTCATTGGGCTGGCCGTTATCTTTGTGGCAATGGTCCTAAGAGATCAGAATACTGTTGCCAATCTAAAGTCCATCTTAAGGCGCAAAAAAGTAGAAGAGGATGTCAATGAGATTAAGGCTAAGCTAAAAATCTCTGAGGAAGAAGCAAAAGAAAAAGAGGAACAACTTATTGAAATTGCTGAAAAAATGCGGGAAGAAGAGAAAAAAGCAAAGGAAGCTACAGAGAGTGAGATCCAAGAATTCTGGGATGGGTATTTTAATGAGTAACATATTTAAGAATATATGTAAATCTTTCTCTAGCACGGGAGATCCTCCAAATCAGATAAACGGGGGGTCTCCTCTTACAGGAATGACAGGTGTAGCTGCTGGCCATACCCACTCAGTTCCCGTATCAGTTGGGAATACTCTATCTGGGTCTACTTCCACAATGACTAGATATGAATTTTACATAATGTCCGATGATTTCCCTACCGTGTATCCTTCGGAGATGTCTATACTGGAAACTGAAACTGAGAAAACCCTAGACCTGGCAACAGATGTGGAGGGGTTTGAAAAGCTACAAATTGGTCAGAAAGTAGGAAACATTCATATAGTAGAGGGGGGAAATCCTAAGAGATATGTCTACACTCTGGAAGATTGTGTGGTTAGCAGGCTGAGTTTCGTTCCTAAACGACGAGGAGATTGGGAAGTGCTCGATATTAGCCACCCCTACAGTGAAGTCTCTATTAGGCTCTCGTACAAAGATAGAGTTAAGTTGGAAAAAGCAGAGAAGATGCTAAAAGTTTTACTAAAAGGCAAATAAAATGAAGAAGCTAATTACTACTATTGCCTTGTTCTTTATGCTCACTACGTCTGCCTTTGCGGGCGGACCCGTGAAGTTAAAGAAAGGAGAACCAGCTCCGTATGATGGATATCTATTCACAGTAGACCAAGAGCAGCAGGTAAGGTTAGATATTATTAAGCTAAAATATATGGAGCAACAGGTTCTACTTAAAGACAATCTCATATTGAATTACAAGGATCAGATTCAATTTCACATCCTAGCCGAAGAACGTTATAAAACAGCTTGGGAAGATTCAGAGGACAATCTTTTAAAGGTAATAAAAGCTCATAATAGAGACAAGCTACTTTACACCATTGTTGGTATAGGCTTAACCGTGGCGGCAGGATTTGCACTAGGAGCAGCTAACTAAGGAGAATATATGGGAGAAATAGTTTTTGGTTTAGTGATCGGTGCCCTATTAGGAATTCTTATCACTTTACTGTTAAGACGATCTTCCCCATCTCACCTAGAAGATGAAAATAGCCAACTAAGGTATGAAGTCGGCACCCTCAGAGAGACAGTCGGGGGATTACAGACACTCCTTGGTGGTAAAGAGAAGGAGCTAAGTAATAGTAACAGGCAAGTAGAGGAAAAACAGGCCCTTCTAGACAAAGAGATGGAGAATAATCGTAAGATCCTGAGTTTAAAAAAGAGTTCAGAGATCAGAACGGGGCACGTAGTAGAACACCTAGCCCCCCTAATGATGGAAGAATACACCCCCAGAAACATGAAATGGCTGGGGCAACCTATCGATTACATTTCCTTCGAGGATAACGGAGTCTATTTCATAGAGGTAAAAAGTGGTAAAAGCCATCTATCATACAATCAAAAAAAGATTAAAAGGCTTGTTCAAGAGGGTAAGGTCTTTTGGTCAGAGTTTAGAATCAAAGGTAAAGGACCAAAACGAAAAAGAAGCAAAAAATAAGTGGGTATGGGTAATAGGACTAAACTACTTTAACCTCGCTGATGCGTTTTTAACAGTAATGGCCACCATGCGTATGGGGGCGTTGGAGGTTAACCCTCTAATGAAAGCTCTGTTGGAAACCGGACCTATATGGTTCTTGGTAGTTAAGGCTCTTTTAGGCATCCTTATAACCATCTATTTTTTAAGGAAGAAACGTTACTTTATATTAAAATATGCAACCATCTTGCTTTCAGCAGTGGTTCTATGGAATATTTTAAACATTTTTGCGGGAGTTATGTATTATGTCAACCAAGGTTTTGGGTATTGATGAGATTGTACAGAATCTATTTAAGGCTGGGGAGAAGTGGGTAGCTGCTAAGACCCTCCACCACCGCTTTCAGGTGGGGGAAAAACATAAGCTGGCTAGCATCAAACAAGCTCTGCGTAAAACTACTCCCCCCAATGGTAAGAAATACTGGACCAGGGACGACTTAGAGGAAGTTGCCTACGCCAGCCAAGATTGGAAAACTTTTATTGACGATTATAACCAGGCTACGGAAAAGATGTTAACAGCCAAAAACGATATGGATTCGTGGTCTAACGCATTTGAGGCCCGTAGAAGTATAATGGCAACAGAACGTACAGTAGCAAAGGGATCATAATGAAAGTTGTTAAAATAATTGGCGGTAAAGCAGAATTTATACGGGATGACCCCACTCTCCCTAAACCCATAAAGTGCGTTCTAACTGTGCTGGAAAAAGCTGGTCCACCCCCTAGAGAAGAGAATGAGACAGATGAGGAGTATGAGAGCAGATTAACAGAGGATGTCATGATAGCAGCAAAAATGCTGTATAATTACCCAGAGGAAAACAATGAGTAAAGAATTAAAAGAATTACAGAAGGCTGCCAATAAGCATTTTGGGGAAGGTTCTGTCCTTTTATATGATGAAGAAGGACGTACTGATATAGACGTTATTCCCACAGGTATTTTATCATTAGACAAGGCTTTGGGTATTGGAGGTATTCCGCGAGGAAGGATGATTGAATTATTTGGTCCAGAATCCTGTCAACCAGCAGGTTCAAAAGTTATGATGTCCAATGGCACGTGGAAAAATGTAGAAAACATTAAAGTTGGCGATAGGGTACTCTCCCCACAAAAGAATGGGGAGAGTTTATTTTCTACCGTAGTCCATACTACTTCTTACTATAGTAAAGAAAACTATAGATTATTATCTAGACGAAATGGGGAATTATTATACGAGTGTTCTCATAGTCATATAATACCATTAACACATATAGAGGCACGCAAAATTCCAAAAACTAAGCAATCTGCTTATTTTAAGACTCTCAAAGAAATGACCGCGAAAAACATATCTTTTTCTACAAAACAGTTTATAAATGACAGTCATCTTTTCACTTCTCCTGTAATTAAGACCTTCGAGGGATATGGTAAAGACCCAGATATTCCGGGCTACGTCCTTGGAGCTTTTTTAGGAGACGGGTCATTTCCTAAAGATGGGGGAAATATTACTTTTCATACAAATTCTCAAGATCCTTCTTTGGTAAATAAATTAGTTAAACTTGGAACCCAATTTACTTCCGAAGCAACGGTAGATCAGAGAAATGCCAACGCCCTTACTCTTAGACTAAGTAAAAAAAGTAAGTACCATCATCATTTTCAAGAGTTGGGAATACTACGTAAAAATAGTTTTGAGAAATATATACCCAAGCAAGCTAAATATAGCAGCTTTAATTACCGTTTACAAATGTTGGCGGGATTACTAGACACGGATGGAAGTAGATCTAACAATAATGCCTATGAATATGCTACAACCTCTCCCCAATTAGCGGAAGATGTAAAGTTCATAGTACACAGTCTGGGAGGATACGCCAAAATTACATTACGTCAGACTTCTTATAATAAAGGAAACACAACTTTTCCTAGTTATAGACTTTATATAAGTCTAAATAGAGAAATTCCTCTTGCCTTAAAAAGGAAAAAATGTTTATTTTTAGAACGCAAGCGAACAAATGTTACTCATCAAGGATTTACTATAGAGCCCGCGAAACCTCAAATGGTATATGGTTTTACTTTGGATTCCCCATCACAGTGGTATATTACAGACAATTATCTTGTTACCCACAACTGCGGCAAAACCACTTTGGCACTATACATGGCTACTCAAGCCCAACAACTGGGGGGAACTGTGGCCTATATTGACACAGAACATTCCTTAGATTTAGGATTAGCTAAAATTTTAGGAGTAAAAGTAGATGAGCTACTTATTTCTCAGCCTGACACCGCTGAAAAAGCCTTAAATCTAATTGAATATTTAGCTAAGAGTGGTAAAGTAAGTGTGATTGTTCTAGATTCTATTGCTGCTCTGGTTCCACAAGCGGAAGTAGATGGGGACATGGGGTCTTCTCATATAGGGTTAACCGCTCGACTAATGTCCCAAGCTTGTAGAAAAATTACTCCTATTTTAGCGGAAACTAATACTTCTCTTATTTGGATTAATCAACTACGTATGAAAATAGGGGTAATGTTTGGCTGTTTTCATTATAACGCTAGAGTGCTATTAGAAAATGGCACCACTGAAAAAATAGGCAAAATAGTAAACCAAAAACTACCAGTAAAAGTAATGTCTTATGATCCTAAAACTAATAGGTTAGTTCCAAAAAAAATTATAAATTATTTTAATAATGGTAAAGCTAATAAATTTTTTCAATTAGTTGTAAGAAATCCACATGATGGAGGGAAATCTAATCTGCCTATAGGAGATGATCATGTAATTCTTACTCCTAATGGCGAACGTAAAGCCTCTACCTTGCATAAAGGAGATTCTGTATATGTATATAGTACAAAATATTTGTCTCCAGCTCAAGAAGAACTTCTACTGGGTTCCTATTTAGGAGATGGCTCTATAAAATTTAAAGAATTAACTGGACGATTTAGAGAAACACACTCCATTAAACAGAATGAGTATTGTCAATGGAAGAAAAGGCAATTAGAAAATTTTATAGCTTCCAGCGGATTTAACGCAAAGGGGCAATTCTGGTTTGAAAGCTTCTACACTTCAGAACTTATGTGGCTTAAAAATATAAAGTCAAAAGGACTAATTAATCTTAACCCCAAGATACTTTCCAATCTTTCCAAAAGAGCTGTTGCCATTTGGTATGCAGACGATGGAACATTTAATGGGAACTATAAAAAGTGGGGAAAGGGGAAATGTTCTATCTCCGCTAAGTTATTGCCTTTGAGAGATTTAGCCAAAATACAGCAAATATTTTCAAAATTAAACCTACCTATTCCTGCAATTAAAGAAGGAAAGGGTTTGTTTTATAACTTATCTAAAGATTCTTTTGAGTTTCAGAGAAATATTGCTCCTTATCTACCTAAGTGTATGTCCTATAAGATACATCCTAAGCTACATAGTATTATGGGAACATTAGCAGAAATACCCCAAGGAGACAAAACTCCTATTTTGATAGAATCCTATGTATTAGATAAGTATGAAAAACCTATGACAAGATCTCTTTATAAATATGATTTACAAGTGGAAGATAACTCAAACTATTTAGTAGATAAGGTATTAGTACACAATAGTCCAGAAACCACCACTGGAGGTAATGCTTTAAAGTATTATGCCTCTTTACGTTTAGATATTCGTTCAGGTCAAAAACTTAAAAAAGGAGAAGAGATCATCGGACATGAAATGAAAGTAACGGTTAAGAAGAATAAATTATCTGCCCCCGGCGTGAAGGCCACCTTTAATCTCCTGTATGGTAAGGGAGTAGATATAGTAGGTGATATTTTTGATTTAGCCGTCACTAAAAAAATTATTGACAAGGCTGGAGCTTGGTATTCCTACAAGGGAGAGAAGCTGGGACAAGGTAGAAATAACGCTTGTGAAACTCTCGCCAACAACGAGGAGTGGTTGCATCAAGTGACGGAGGAGTTAAATGGGCCTCAAAGTTAGATGTAAACAGTGTGGGCAAGCTATAGGGACCAGTAAAGTCTTCAGACATGGGTTGAATTACTTTTGTAGTTTCTCCTGTTTTGCGGCTCATAGAAATGAGGTGATAGAGCAACCTGAGGAAGATAATCAATCTTTTGATTTTAAACGGTTTCTTCCTAAACAAAAAGACGTTGATATAGGTGAGTCCAGGTCTTACAAGCCACGTCAGAAGGCTAAAGAGCAAGATAAGGACTACCTTAACTTAATTAGATCCCTTCCTTGTTGCGCTTGTGGTAAATATGGCTGCCACCCGCACCATCTGGAAATTGGGGGCATGGGCACTAAGGGATCAGATTATTCTGCCATTCCGCTGTGCCCTGAACATCACACACTTGGGGACAAAGCTATCCATAGGATAGGGCCTCTAGGATTCTTTCTAGAGTTTCAGTTAAATTTTGAGGAAGTAAAGGCTCAGTGTCTTACCAAGTATATTCGGATACTTAAATGCAATACCAAGTAGGTGACTGTTTTGTAGCCAAGAAAAAGAGCTGGGATAATGATATACAGCATGTAAGAATAGAGTCCATTTTTCCTACCATAGGAATCTATCTCTGCAAGTGCCGAAAATTCTCTGGAGAGGCCTTTAGGCGTGGGTACAATGAGAAAACTCTCAACCAGCTATTCAAGCCGAATATAATCAGAACCATGAAAAATAGGAAACAATGAAAGAACCTAAATACTTACCCGGACAGATACTTAAGATGCCCTTGGAAAACTTGGTTACTAGGCAGAGGTATACAACCCCGGTCATTGATTTTTGCATCCTAATAGAGATAGTGGCTTTCGATGAGGCGGGAGAAAATTATATAGTCAACATCTTAAAAACTCTCAATGGTCAAGTGAGAGAAAAGAAGAAAGTAGAAGAAGTCCCCAGGGAGTTCCTGGAGGAGAGATGTTCAGTAGATGTAATAAAAACAATGAAGAATATTAAAGATGAAAACGTGCTTTAAACTAAAATATAAACCGGGTACGGTGCTGGAATTTAAGTGCGCGGATGAAACCTCTCCCTATAAGTACTTCCATATAGTGGACTGTCTAGAGGAAGAGGCAAGCTATATAGTTGAGACTATGGGATCTAGAGGAGACCTGAGCGGAGTATTAACAATATCTGGAGGTTACCTGGAAGGACCAGAGTTCTTCGTATGTACTATAAAAACTATGAAAGCCACTAAAGGGATAAACAATGGTTAGAAAGAAAGATGAACTAGAGAAGGTCCATGAGACTGATGACTATATGCACTATTCGTTTCCTGGCATCAAATCAGAGGATTTTAAACCTGAGGAATTTGAGACAGTAAACATCCCCGGAGGCCACAAGATGGTGACCGGAAGACTCAAGAAAAACAATGAGTTAACTGCATGTAGGCTTTTAATCAAGAAAAAAGGGTAACCCTGGGTATACCTGGACCTTACTTAGGCTCTTATAGGCCAATCTGGGGCGCTATAACCCCCTTTTTAACGAGGTTTTAGATGGCAATTTTATGCTTCAAGAAGTTAAGCCCAAAAGCGCAGATTCCGGAGTACAAATCTAAGGGAGCTGCTGGTATGGACATCTGTAACATATACCATAACCAGGTACATTACGGGGAGGTAACAGAAGTTTCCACCGCCCTAGCTGTAGAAATACCCCAAGGCTATGAGCTTCAAGTGAGAGCACGATCCGGGTTGGCTAGAGACCACGGCGTTATGGTTGTTAATTCCCCTGGGACTATTGATTCCGACTATAGAGGAGAGATTAAGATTTTATTAACTACCATAAATCCTATGTATATTTCTGGTGAGTATAACTCGCCCCTGCATCTAAAGCCCGGTACCAGGGTTGCCCAGTTGGTCCTAGCTAAGGTTGCTAGGCCCTTGGCTATTAAGGAAGTTAAGGAACTTAGGCCCACCTTGAGAGGTTCGGGAGGGTTCGGGAGTACTGGAAGATGAGAGTAATAGTTATATATACTCCCAACTATGCGATTCAACCATATGAAATTGTATACGATTCCGAGGATTCTTCGGTGGGACTAGAGGGGGTAAAGTTTAAAAACTTCTATGAGGCCGAAGCCTATTACAATGCCCTCAAAGCAGAGGATTCTAGCGTAGAAGTCTTTGATCTTATGGATAAACAAGATCCCGATGAGTTTCTTAGAGTCTATAATAGAGTGTGTCCCCTGGCTACTAACACAAGCATGTGGTGGTCGGATGTAGGGGTTATAGCTAGAAAAGTGGTAGATAATTGTGAAAGGTGTTCCGAAGAGTACGATAAAAAGTTGGATGAGCTGGAGGAAGAATACAAAGCTAGCAATCAGTATTTTCATATAAAGAGGTGGAGGAAGAGTAAGAAATGAGAAAGCTATCGTCATTATTACTGCTTGGGTTAACCCTACTTTGCTTCAATGAAGGGGACCCTTGGCATACGTGCGTTGATCCCTCAAAGATTGTGAGGATTCAAGGAATTGGTGGTTCCACTAAGTATGAGGATACGGATCTGTGGGTTACCCATAAAACAAAGATTTTCTTAATAGGTGGAGATAGTGTAGAGGTCGATGTTAACGTCTGGAAAGTTAAAAAAATGTTAGAGGAAAGCAAATGAGAAAGACGATGATGTTTATTGCCGCACTTGGAGCTGCCTTAGCAGTTATTGCGGCGGGCTTAAATGCCTACTCAGGACACACAGTTAGAGTGGTGTATGACGTAGGTCTATTAGGTCTTAATATCTACCTATTTGAATTTTGGAGGAGAAGTGAATGAGGAAGTTGTTAGTTTCTATACTATTGGCATTAACATTTGTGGGATGTGCCGCTAAGACAGACACTATAACACTTATTATACCACGTAAGGTTCCGGTAACTGTCTACGGTGATAAGGTACCACAACCAACTATTGATTTTATTGTCAATCAGTGTGATGAAAAGTGCGAGAAAGATCATGGAGTTGGTGTCATGTCAGTTAAAATTTATCACAATGCTAGTGAAGATTCAACTAGAGTAAAATACCAATGTCTGCCTAGATTAGAGGAGGATAAATGAAAAAAACTATTAAATCATTGGCAGGACTAGCAGTTACAGCTTTTGTGCTTGGAGTTTTCGGCGGATTAGGTTGGATGGTTGCTAGTCTACTTGGTGCGTTAGCCCAGATGGGCTTTATGTACCTCTATTTCACCTTTTAAACGGGGTTAGATACAGGAAATGAAAACTAAAGTCTATTTAGCAGGCCGTATGTCTAAGAATCCCCACGATGCTAAGTGGAGAGAGGATATTACTCCTTTCCTCGAAGAACTGGGATTCACGGTTCTAAATCCTTATAAATTAGAGCCGTTACAGTTAAAGGGCTTGCGCCCAGGGAGACTTCCAGAAGGAATGACTCACTGGTATGACCTACTCGACTCAGAAGATCCTCTGCACGTAGAACGCGGAGTCAGGTATATGAGAAAAGTCATAGACTTCGATTGCGATCTAGTGCAAAATAAAACCGATGCAGTGATAGTGTACTGGGATAAGGGATGTAAGAGCGGGGCAGGTACCCATAGCGAAATGACTATCGCTTATAGAGCAGGTAAGCCTGTATATTGCATACAGGCAGCTCCGTTGCCAGCTTGGGCAAAGGGGTGCTGCGAAGAAGTGTTTAAGTCTTTCGAGGACTTACGTAAGTTTCTGAAAGAGGAGTTTGGAGGGTAGTGCGGAGAATAGCATTAGGAATCTCCGCATAACTTAGGGGGCTAGGGTTAATCTCTAGCTCCCTTTTTTAGTCTATGGCCCCTATGTCTTTATAGAATTGGGTCCAATCAAAATTAGCGGGGTCTAAGTCTACCTTACGACCAGGACTAACTTTACGGTGGTCTACTACTCGGTGGGCTGGAATGTCATATTCATCCATCAACTTTTTAACCAACCACACCATAGCTTTCCATTGAGCCTCTGTAAGAGGTTTCTCACACGTATTTCCCATCAGTTCTATTCCAATAGAGAAATTATTTACGTGCTTTTCCCCATCAAGTTCTGAGACACCAGAGTGCCATGCTCTGTGCTGGTCGAGCACCATTTGGACTATCTCCCCTCCCCTACTAATGACATAGTGGGCTGAGGCTTTAGCAGCAGGGTCAGCTAGCCATGAAACCGTATTCTCGAAGTTCCAGCTAGCTGTGTGGTGCAAAATGATAGCTGATATCTCTCTATTTTGCCTAGTACTATAGTTAGGACTTTTGACCCATCGAATTTCTCTATCCTTATCTTGATACCCTAACTCTACAATCTCGGGTTTAGTAGGTTCGGGGATAGTTTTTTTGGTTAGGGCATTCATAATTTTTATAAGGATATCTAGCAGTTTCATGATTCCTCCATAAAACTAAAAAGGGACCTCGCCGTAGGAAAAATTTAATCCCTATTATCTGTCAAGAGTTTGATTAATAGATCACTGAGTTTCTCTATATGGTTACCAAGTTCTTCTCTATCTTTTCTACACTCTTCCATGTGAGCTTCTAAAACAGCTTGTTTTTTCTCTAAAGAGGTAATTCTGTCTCGAATCTTTTCACATTTGGCAGCAGAAGATTCTTCAGGATCTTGTTTTCTCATTTGGATAATTTTCAGCACAGTTAGACATACTGTACCTACGGAGGCAATAAAGCCTACCGCAATGGGCCAAGTTACAACCATAGCTTAGCTCTCTTTCCGTAGAAGTTCTAATTCCTGGGCTATAGTATAAGGGTTTTTACCCTTTTTAGTAATTTTTTCTCGAAGTTTTCTTTGGACTGCACGTCCATTAGAAAGATCCTCTTCAACCATCTCTTCTAAAGTTTCTAATTGCTCTTTTACTTTTTCTTTATTCATTGTCTTACGCTAATAGATAAAGATTATACCTCAATTTGCCACCATTCTGTGATCCACCAAGACTAAAGGTAACCTTATGTTGCCCTGGAGTCGAAATAAAAGGAGCAAGTTGAAGTTCCACACCTGATGTTACGATTCCATCCCCAGAAGTCCCATCACCAAACTTAGCTACTCCTGCTTGACCTTTCAAGGTAGCAGTTCGATCTACTCCATCTACAGAGATCTGGAGATCATCAAAGTAGTCTTTTACAGAGGATGTATTTAAGGCAGCACTACCAGTTAGCCCTTTGGTCGAGGAAAGACCACCAGTAACTCCATGTTGATGAGAGTCTACACTATTACTACTTATACCACCACTAAGTCCATGACCATGATTACCTAATGAAGATCCTGTATTTCCTGAGTGAGAGTGGGAAGAACTTTGAACAAAGCGAGAATCAATAGAAGTTACACCCTCATTATTAGTATCTACACCATCATCTCCAGCGGTACTATTCTCACTAATAATCAGATTATGTGTATGACTACCTCCCGTAGTACTCCACGAATGTATATGAGCTAAATTAGTATTATTAATCGAAAATGTATGACCATGGGCATGGCTAGTAGAACCAGCATTTACGTTTCCAGTCTGATAACTACCTGGCCCATGATCGTGTTCTGGTAATTCCGAATAATGGATTGGACTAAATTCCTCCCCATACAAAAAGAGTCGGATATCTCCAGGAACTCCTCCAAATACGTGAAAATACAAAACTTCTGGAGTATTCTCGTCAATATCCTGACAGCCAACTAATGCAAGGGCTGTAATCAACTCTCTGGGCTGGGTGACAACCGGAATCCCAATATTAGTGGGCTTTTTACTAAAATTTTGCCCCGAACCTTTAACAATTGCCATATTAAGCCCTCTTAGTTATTTGATCTATGAAGTTCGACCCAATAGGTTCCATTCCAAATAAACCCAATAGAGTCAAATTCACTGATAGTGAAGTCTGAGGGCATCTTAACATTAGCCCCAGCAGACTGAATTAAAACTGCGGTTCCTACACCAGCCTCACCAGTCAGTACAAGTAATTGGCCAGCAGTAGTGCCATCATCTAATGTACGGGTACCAGACCCAGAAACTTCTATATAAGTAGCTCCTGTAGGTATTGGATCAGAGTTACTTACTACTTTACGGTAAATAATCTGTCCAACATCTAGGGCTTCAACCTGGGAAAGGTCAGTACGATTATAGTATACACCGAAATCGGTGAGGGTAGAGTTTATAGTTGAGAGAGCAATTCTTGCTATAAGACTTGCACCCACCTTAGTCTTATCCGCAATTTCAACGAACTCTCGTTCTGGAGCTTCAAACCAAGTAACTCCACCATCTGTACTCAAAAATACTGAGTATGCTGGATCATCTCCATTCACCGAGGCAAGTAATTCTACCACGGGGGTCTTAGCTAGACTGCCTTCTCCAGGGAGAGCATATTGAACCCAATCGATATTAGCAACATACTGAGATGCAATGGTAAATCCACCAAAGTATATCTTTTTATCTGTAGTAATATCTTTAAAGGAATCATATGATACTTGATCTCTTAAAACTCCGTCCACATAAAGGGCGCATTCTTCATCTCTAGTCTTAACAATCTTAATAACGTATTCTTCATCATTATTAAGACTAATTTCAGAGCTTCGTAAGACTACACTCGCTCCATCATAGAGACCTACCTTTAACTGACCGGCGTCATCTCTTAGATAGGCGGCTATGTCTTTAGCTCCATCCGCAAAACGCAGGCCGAAAGTATCAAAGCTAGAAAGACCCGCAGTTTCGATCTCTACACGCATTTCTGCTTCAAAACTACCATGTCTAGCAAGTTTACTCTCTGACCGCTCGTAAGCAATTCTATTCGTTCCTACATTATCTGTGATAGTCAACCTACCACCGGATGCCGCTTCAGAGATGCCTCCTCCACCGTCTTGTACTGTCCAGGGATTGTCTGGATCAGAAGACGGAACGATATCCCCAGGAAAGAATACACTTACTTTCTTAAAAATATCTATAGTCTGAAGAATGGACTGATAGATATTAAAGGTAATCCAATCTACCTCTACTGTAGCTGTAGCGGTAACAGAAGTTCCCCAGGTGATATCTGTATTTCCACTAGAACCAGTTGATATAGAAGCATAATCTTGGACTGCAACTAATTCACCATCTACCCATAGTTGTACAGCTAGTTGTCCGATCTTCTGCAACTCATAGGTATGAAATAGAGTACCATCAAGTGCATAGGTAGCTAGAGAAGCTCCAGAACCATCTATAAGATCTACCGCAGTAGTACTTAAAGCAAAACCGAAGTGTTTTCCACTAGCTCCATCTCTAACTTCATAAGTAAAGGGATTTCCAGTTCCACCTTCCGCAGTAATACGGGCTTTCATTTTACCTATACTCTGAGAATTAGGTACTAAACTGGACTCAGTACGTCTATAGGCAATTTGATCACCAATAGAACTATCCGTAAGTGTTAGGATACCTGCGGCCACGGCTTCTACTTGGGTACCAAGTTTTGTCCACGGGTCTTGAGGATCTGACGCAGGAACAACATCTGCGTCATAGTCTACAAATCTGGCTGAGGTTGTCCCTACATACCGCTTGAGAAATGGTTCAAAATTCATACCAATAGTAGCCGCAGCATCTACATATAGCTGAGTGTCAAAAGTCTCAGCAAAGACCTCGTCTACTTGGTTTTCCGTGATAGCATCAGTTAATAGGTCTAGAGACAGATCCTTATTAAAGGCTGCCCCGAATGCTCCTAAAATACCAGTTTCTCCATCACCAATAGAACCATTGTGTGGGAAGTATACTCGACTCCCACGCCTCTCAGCGAGTATATATACATCCACATTACTAGGAACATCGGCTTTAGGTACCACAGTAGCCGTAGAGCTATAGTCCGCCGTAGCTTCTCGATCCAAGAGAATATACGCAACATCTCCGTCATTGGTTAGAGTAATACTACCAGGAGGCGTTGGAACACTTCCTAGATAGGCTGATCCTGGAATACTGATGTCAAAGTCCTGGCTATGAGTAAGGACGTTAGTTACCAGACTCCAAGAGATCTCGCCCCCACCAGAGAGTCTAACGTTGGGATCAAATCCAAAACTATTAATCTCAGTAACTGTCCGGAGATCGTCCAAATCAGTTAAAGCCCCAGTAGCAAAGGTAAAATTGGCTACCCGGAAGTAACGCTTACCTTGCGGAGCACCCGTAGCATCAGTAACAAAGAAATCTCTCTTTTTGAGTTTATAGTCTACTCCATTAGTAATTACGGGTAGATTAGCCTTTGGAACGTTAGTATTAATGTCTACTTCTCTATCGAGAAGCATAGTGACAGTTGCACCTCCGTCACTAGTAGAGATACTGGTAATAGTAAATATATTACCATCAGAATCTTCTAAGGTACCGAAAATAAAGTCTTCGGCGTCCACTGAGAATGGGATATTACTGGCGGAGTTATTAAGAACTATCCGTCTATCAGCTCCATTTACATCTGGAGTAATATCGATGGCTGAGACTAGAAAGTTCTCTGTCCCGGAAGGGGTAAGTAAAATCTCATTCACAAAATGATTATCAATACCCGCTCCCGAAAGAGGATAGGTAGGAGTTTGAGTTAAGTCCGAGGTTTCGACCACATGAACCTTATAGACTAGCCTAAATTTATGTTCTGTACCCTCTCCAACATTGGTACCAGCTAAGAAGTTATCTACAGCTCCTGTACCAGCCTCTTTAACAATCTCTTCATAGGCTTCTACGACTATAGAATATGCTCCATCAGCTAAACCTCCAGATAGATCAAGGCTTTTTCCACCCACGTCCACAGCAGTAGCGGAAACGTCGGTTAGACTGACTCCAGTAGGAACAGTTCCCGCAATTACCCTGGCATCTGTACCAGACTTTATTTGATATGGAACTCCCCCGTCCCAGGCTTCTCCTGGACGAAGTCGTATCTCGGTAGTACTGATTTGATCTGGCCTAAACGCCGGACCCACAGCTACATTGCCATAAGTATTTAAAATAAAACGTCTAAGGTCTTCAAAAGACTCTAGTTGTATGTCAGTAGCTTCAGCAGCAAGCAGGTATTTACCTTCTCGGAATTTGCTCCTAAAGTATCTTAGTGGTCTAAATGTATTGGTAGGCAGAGCCATCGATTAATCTCCTACTTACGTAAATTGAATTCCCATTCTTGAATTTGATGGTGCAAAATTAGTCATTAAAGATAAAATAAGTCTAAATCGTGCAGTATTTAGGGGTGAGAGAATTGCATAATCTCCCACCGGATCTGAATCTCTAACAACTCCTGTAACAGTGATTGTGGTAGAAGTATTAGAGATAATCTCAAAGATATCATTAACTTGACCCTGTTTAGGAATCAAAAAATTACCTAAAAGATTATTAGTTCCTCCAAAATTTGCCCCTGAGTCTGTAAGACGAGTACTATCTTCAAAGATCTCTATATTAGTACTCTCTCCTACAAATAGGGCTATATCTTGGGCTTCTACCACGAATTCCCTGAACGTAAAGAACCCTGGAATAATAATCCCTGGAAGGGTATCGAAAAAGGTTCCCACGTCTGCTAGAGCCGTCTTCTTGTATATATCCCCACCTGAAGACGTATTTACTGTTTGTCCTGTATCTATAGTAATATTGTTAGAAGAATTATCTACTCCCAGAACATCAAAGAACGAACCTGCGCCATCTATAAAAAAATCTCCAATCTCCACATCAGAGAGATCTACTGTAGATGACCACTGCATAATGCCTGTACCTGAAGTATATGTATACGAGATGAAAGGATCATTACCAAAAGCCCGCTGAAATCCAAATAGACGAGTATTATTAGAACCCAAAGTATCACTGTATAATCTTAGTGAATTTAAGTTCGGAGCATCATCTATAATAGATCCTGCATCTTTAGTTCCATTAGTTACATCCCAAGTAGTAATAATTCTTATAAAGTCTACGATTCCTTCCTTTGATCCCTTTTGTTTTAGGGTTGGAAGCAGATCGCGTATAATTCTTCGATTAGTATCTATCCCCACCTGTCTTACAGAAATACCTAACTGTTCAGTAAAACTTGATAAAACAGTATGATACATTCTATCTGGATTAGTCAAATTAAAAGTATGAACAAATCCATAGATTTCATTGAAGCCGAAGCCAAATACAGCCATAAGGTCCTCGAAATCTCCAGTCTGATCACCCAACTTAAATACATTGGGCCAATATCTTAGAAGTATTTCCTGAAATTCCCTATCAAAAGTAGATAGGGCTGCACTCTGGGTAGAATCAGCCGTACCAAAGGTAGAAAATACAGACTGTGCGACATTTTCTCCTGTTTTATGAGTAAAAGCAGTATAATAGTAAAATTGACTATCTTCCAGTCCTGTCCCAGTCCGTGAAGAGGCCTCACTACTATTTAAGTATGTATCTACATAACTAAATTGTCCCTTGACTGTATCAGAAGGACTCACAAAATCTGCAAACTCTTGTAGAATTGTATAATCCCCGGCTGAAGGAGTGCCAGATACAGAGATATAGTCTAGGGTATTATTAATAATGACAAATCTATTTCCCGCTTGATCGACTAGGATTCTATCTTTCAGAGACTCTAATTCAAAATTTTGACTAGTATCTCTTAGAAATCCCGCTCCCACAGAGGTGGATGTTCCAGTAATAGCCGATTCATTAGAGTTGGGGAAATCTATAAGTACAACATACTGTCCATTAGCGGGAACTTCTGTTCCTTCAATAAAAATCTCTGTGGATGTATTACTAGAAATTCTATAATTTCGACTATAAGAATCTCTTAGTATCCTTCCTTTTAAGGAGGGAGAAGTCGGAAAAGAGGCTAAAGCGTCTGTTAGTTTGCCCGTAGTCCCTACTCCATTACTCCCACGTATAAGAGATCCTCGAAATATCTCTACCTGGACCACATCCGTGAATCCAGAGACATTTACTTTAGAAGAAAATAAAGGATCATCATTGTAGAGTTCCATGGGAAAAGCGTCTTTGCGCCTTACAATTACAATTTCTTGATCGCTGGATAGGCCTAAAGGCTTTTTCCAAGTAAGAGAAATTTCATTAGGATTGGAGTTTCTAGCAAAGAATTCTCTAACTAAATAGAGATCAGATACTCCTCCACCCCATGGTCCGGAACCCCATGGTCCACCTCCGAAACCGGACATAGATTACTCCTTATTGTACGTCGATGTGACCGTTTGTCTGCAACCAAGTCCAAATGGCTTCTGCCAAAGTCTCGCGAACAGTAATACCTGTAGTTCCCTCAGTATCCATTACTGCATCATATTCATCCTTGGTAATATATACAGTAACAATTTTAACACTTTTAAATTCTCCACTATCAAGAAATCCTTTATGAAGCTCTACTTTTAATAGCTTCTTGTCGGGATCTACATTTTTAATGTACATGCGTACCTTGTCGATAGCAGATTGGGATTCAGGAGTAGTTAGGATCTTTTCCAAAGCCATCGTAAATCTCCTTATACGATATCTCTATAGGTTATATAAAAAGTTATTCTGCCAGTTGCGGCTTGATCTAGATTGGCGGTAGTAGAGGTAGCCTGTGCCCTAATACTAGTAGAAGCTGAAGCACTCTCTACGTTAGAATTCCCAGCCGTAGTTAAAGCAGCACCTTTTTTAGTATTATCCTCATGTAGGGTGGTTGCTGTAAGAACATCATTTGCCAACATATACTTAGTGAGACTTCCAGCTATTCCTACTGAGATAGTATATGCCGTGATTCCTCCACCAGCAAAAACTTGGGTAACCTCTGCATAAATGTCTACTAAACTTGCTTTAGCCGGAAGGGAGAAAATTTCAATATCATTAGTAGTGGCTGCGGTAGCAAAATCTGCGTAATCAAACTCTTTTGTCACTCTCTTTGAAACCACCTGAGCTGCATCAACTTGCCCTTGGTTGACAAAATTCCTAGTTGTACCAAACTGATTAGGCCCAATATAGTGACCCACACCAGATACAACTGTGACATCTTGAGTATTTCCAATAAAAGTATTACCCTGTACCATACCGTAATCACCTAGAAGCCGGACACCTCGAAAACCGCCCTGAACTGTATTTCCCTCAAAAATAACGTAGTCGCAGCTTCCTTCATAAACATCTCCACCTAAGTCTACATTATTTCCTTTGATTACAAAGTAATTAGTACCTCCAGTAAAGGCAGAACCAACAATTTCTTTTCCGGTATTTCCTACAGCAGTTATATATTCTCCAGTGCCGCCACTCACCATGCCGGTACATCGCAGAAACATATTCCCTACAACGTCAAGATGTTTGGCTGCTCCTGCTGTAACACTAGTTCCATCCACAAAATGACAATCTGCCACAGTACATTCTAAATCTCCCGCGTCTATTAAAGTTCCAGTAGGATTAATGATACTACAACCACGAATTTTTGCTCTACGGTTACCGCCAGTGGCGTCGATACCAGACGACCTACTATCGATTATAAAACATTTTTCTACATCTACGTCGTGAGAGGCTTCTAAGTTTAACGCTAGACAATCTCGTAGCCAGCATTTTTCTACAACTACTTGAAATTGATTACTTAGTTGTATGGGATTTTTATCAATATCATTCATTAAACATCGAGAAATAGTATTGCTAAAACCTGGCCCAGTTAAACGAAGTCCGTGTTCAAACTTACCAACAAGATTTAGATTTTCATATCTATGACGAATGGGGTTGATATTAGTAATGGCGGATGAATAAGTGGCTGAATCTGCTTCAATTCTCATATCTCTAAAGGAATTGTTAATATTGCCTGTACCACTATACAAAGTCACGGAGGTCATAGTAGTAACTACTGGATTTACTAATTGTATTTCTCCAGTAGTCCCATTACCGTCCGCAGCAGCAAAGTTCCATTCCCGTACAGGATTTCCACTAGAATCTGTTCCGAATAGGATAATCCATTCTCCCTCTAAAGTAGACCCTGCATGAGAAGCAGTAGTGGTGTAAATACTGGTATCTCCAGCAGTCGGATTATTTAGGGGCCAATTCCCACCATTTGATGCGGAAAAATTAAAACAACTGACATTAGTACCAAATACTTTAAGAATAGTAGAATCGCCCATACCACGAATGTCAATATTGCTGGCCCCTAGAGTGGGAGTAATATTAGAAGTAACATTATAAGTTCCCTCCAATAGTTGGACTATCCCGCCTCCCAAAGTATGTAAAGCATTAATAGCTGCTGTTATACCTGCTCCACCCTCACTAGGTAGTACGGGTATGATGGAACTATTAGAATACGATCCATCTTTTTTTATGTGGGCAACTTCATTACCATTATTGTTAATTACTAGTATTTTAGAGCCATCATCTGCATACGTTTCATTAGTATCGACAACTACGCCTTCAGCACCAACACCATCAGGATTACCACTTTTTAAATTAATAGACATCCATTACTCCTTATTGTTAACAAAATCATTGCCAACACCAGCGCCAGTCCATAGGGTTTGTCCTCTAGAGTTGTTGTTGGCTATCATACAATATGTGGATGAATCCGAAAGATAAATTCCGTAAGTACAACCAAAAAATACATTTCCATTGATAATACAATCTGTTGCATTATGAATAAATGCCCCACGACCACAATCTTTAGCAAAATTTCCAGTAAGAGTTGATCCTTGAGTTGAGTTTAAACTATATCCATACGCTACACAATCATATACACTATTATTTGCTACTACGTTTCCTTCTCCACTGGTAATAGTAATTCCGGTAGATACAACATTTCTAACTACATTTCCAGTATAAGTTCCATAGTTACCGTTAGTTTGATTGTAAATACCAGATCTTCCTGCATCAGAAATCAAGTTATTCGAGCATCTAATGTGGTCTGTATCTCCAGTATAAATTCCGTCTTCTTCAACTACTGAAATGACGTTGCTTGCAATTTCTACATCTACACACCCAGTAGCATAAATTCCATAGCCATCAATATCTTCAATTCTATTATTTATAAGAGATATTTCAGAACAGACTGTGCTGGATTGCGGATGCAAATAAATTCCTCTGTGGCCACAATTTTTTACATAACTATATTTAATGGTAGTTTTAGAAGCAAAATTTCTAATTCTTAATCCATTTCTGTGGGCATTTGTTTTCAAAGCACATTCTATAGCCGCGCATCTTTCCATAACAACATCATAAGTACCATATAATGTTATTCCGCTTTCTACGCAGCCACGAGTACGACAATCTCTTATAGTGCCAAAATAACAGTTAATTGCATAAATCCCAGTACCAGTGTCAAAAGCATCACCCGCATCAATATCAAATACATTAACGCCTTCAATAATAAAACTATTGAGATATGTAATATATATTCCAGCATAGGCATCAGTTGAGCTGGCATTTTTAGTAATTTTAAAATTTTGAAGTTTTATATTGTTACCATATCTCGTGCATCTTAAAATTCTTGCAGATGTCCCATTTTTTGTAATTGGATCAACAATTGGAATTTCACCGGTTAAGGCTACTCCATCTCCAGCGGCCTTTAACAGAGCTGTTCGTATATAACCATCATCATCTGTAAATACAATATAAATAAGATCTCCCTCCAGTACCGCAGAGGCATCGCCTGGAGTTGTTGTGTAGATTGATGTATCTCCTTTAGTTACATCATTCAATAGATCATCATAAGTATTAAGTCTGCCACCTAAAGCAATAGGATAATTTACTCCAGTAGTTTGAATATCTAGAATTGTTTCATCACCTATACCACGAATAGTTACATTATTTAAGGCATCCGTACCGTCTACTTTTAATTCAGATGTGATTGCATAAGTCCCGGTTAGAAGCTGAACTATACCCCCACCGGCTGAGATAACTTCCAATATAGCTGCTTCAATGCCCGCACCGCCAGCAGAAGGGGGCACAATTTTAACAAAGCTACCAGAAAGAATATCTCCATCAGTTATTTGAATTAAATTATTATTAGGTCCATAGTACTGAAGATCCCCATTGGTATCGGCAAATAGGCCTTCTCCCTCAGATGTACCTATAGGCGTAGTTGTTTGCCTATCTAGTATAACTGCTGGAAGCCAAGCCTTACCATCTTCTCCAATGTAGGCTTTCTCTATAGAATTATTTTGTAGACTGAGGATTTTTGCTCCCGCATCTGCTAAATCATTTTGGGTATCTAGAGTAAACCCTATTGCAGAAGCTCCATCAGTTTCTTTTGATTCTAGAATAAAAGGAGAAGATCCACCAATTAAAGTACCTAAAACCTCAACTTCGCCAGCTCTAACCTGCAACTCAGAGTTAGAATTAATTTGAAAATCAAATTCTGCATTCTTTAACAGTAACTTATCAGTCCCTGCTGTGGCTGCCACCTCTAGTTCTACAAAAGGCACGGTCGATCCGTCGAAACTACCTTCAACTGTGGCAGTTTCCGATCCAGAAGTACTTTTTAACCAGGCTTCGGGATTAATTCCATTGAGCTGGGCTACATGATCAGCATACGAGGTTATAGCTCCGTTGGCAGCTCGTACTCTACCTAAAGGATCTACACCAGCAGCTAAACTAGCTGTAAATTCCGCTTTTTCTCCTCCACCCACAGTATCCTCTGCGGAAACTTCGGCTTTGGGAGAACCAGTACCAGCTAGGTCTTGGGCTAAAAGGGCTGCATGAGTAGGACCATCTCCATCCAACTGCATTGCACCTAAGTAGTCACCCGCAGTATCAGTAGAAAGAGCATTAACCGCTACTCCATCTGCTCCGAGTAGGACTAGGGCGGGATCAGTGGTCATAGCTATATAACCAACATCACTACCTGTTTTCTCAGTCAACTTAATCACATGCTCATCAGAGAAGGTTCCCAGGGGGCTAGGATCAGAATCTCTAAGAATAGCAAAAACTTCGTTGGTAGCGTTTCTAACTGCTAGTACCTTTGATCCAGCAGTATCCATAAGATTGGCGGTATCAAACAGGAAAGCTAACGAAGAAGCACCATCATCTTCTTGAGAATAGGCTTCCCAAGTCTCATTCAAAGGAGCTTGGAACTGACCAGTCACTATAATATCTTGAAGAAATGTCTGATCTCCTGTGATATCTCTAGTACCATTTGTTCTAGCATACTGTAAATGATCATCAGCAGTTAAACCACCCAGATCCGCATGTACGGTAATACCGGAGTCTATAAAGGCAGAACCATTGTCTACCATTAACCTGCCAGTGGTCTGATTAAAAATTAATCTGCCCTGATTTCCCGCCGCTGGAGGAGTAGCAAAGCCCTCTACCCTAAAATTTAGGGCTTGGGTAAGACCATGACTCATATCTCCAGTGAGAGATCTCGTACCATCTGCCAATAGATAGATAGTATGATCGTCGTCTAGGAGTCCGGCTAAACCACCGTGGTCGGTAATACCCCCGCCAATAGTAATAGTATTACCTACTTGGGTAAGGGTAATATCGTCTGTTTTATCTAAGACCACGGGGCCTGTGAGAGCAGGTTCCCCTTGAGCAGACAAGGAAGTTACTACACTTGAAACAATAGCAGTTTCTAAGTTTCCTATCCTCGTCTCTTGGTCGTTAGTAGCCGCCTCAATCTCGTCCCAAACCTGTTCGATCTCTACGAACCAAGGATCTAGAAATTGGGGTGGTCTAGTAATAGTCAAAGTAGACATTAGGCTACGCCCCCTCTAAGGTCTAATTCTAAATTATCTTCTGAGAATTCAGGAATTTCGCTCTTTCTTAAATTCACAATATCATCTACATAACCAGATACCTTAAAAACAAAGATATCTATAACATTTCCGTCAGTGTCTAATCCGGTATCTGTGGAAGATTTACCTACAGCCGGAATTACTGGGGTAGGAATACTTCCTACACTAAGACCACCAGTTAGGCCGGTAGTGATAAATCCAGTATCAGCTACACCATTGATAATAGTTTGATTTCCCTGTGTACCTACATTATCATTTTGTAAAAGTACCATATTTGTGGGAGTACCTGGAGTTGCTGTAATAGCTAGAGAAGCTGCTCCATTGATTGCTGAAACAATAGCATCTCTTACATCTTCGGCATCAGCAGCGGCTGAAATGTCTACCGCTACATTGCCTCCTGCTACTCCACCAGTCTTTTCAAATTCAAATGTAACCGCAGGATTAATTCCATCATTAAGTATAAAGGTTTCCGCATCACTGATATTGGCGGGATCTACAGTCTGTATATTACCTTGGGCTTGAAATCCAATACCAACTGCTTGATTTGCTTGACCAATAACAAAACTCACTTCACCATCATCACTATAATACCTTGGTGCTAGAGATCCTGGCTGGCCACCTGATACCACAGGAGCTGTAGTCACCCCTGCTTGGTGAATAATATCTACGGTTTTGTTAGTATCATCCACCGTGATTACTTCAAAGACTTGTTCATTACTGTCTATGAGCAAGTAATCACTACCCGGTCCAGTAGTTACGCTGGATAGATCTGGACTACCGGCAAAGGAAACTCTACCAGTACCGGCAGTAGGTGTACTTGAAGTAAATCCAACGATGGTTACGGGTACACCAAAATTGCCCGTATTGGTTTGGGGAATAGAAATATCAAAGGAATCTCCAATAGTTCCGACTAGATTGAAACTCGATCCAATCCTATAAATAGTATTATGAGTATTATAGTCGATGTTGGAAAAGACCAGATTTCTAAAAATAAGATTCTGTCCAATCAAGCTTCTGACAATCTTATAACTGCCAGCAGATACATCCGAAACCACAGTATTATTAATTGCATTAGGACCTAGGATAATAGAGTGAGCGTCATTGTCGGTAATATTCCATATATTCCCGGAGGAGTCTACTAATAGGAATCCTCCTCCCACAAACTCATCTGCTACAAAAGTCCTGTTTTTATCGAACACTACGTTGTTTGAACCATCCACATTAATAGCTGAGGTTTCACTTTCTACCACCGCTAGATTTAAACTATCATCAGCTAGGCTGTCAGCGCTAAGGTTAGATACCGATCCAGTAAGTCGTTTATACACTGTAAATGGGTTATAATCCGGAGATCCCGCATTATACTCAGATGCCACGAGCCACTCGGATGGTTCAGATTCAGGCATAACCTCAATAGTGCTGGTTAGATAATTAGTTCCAGACGCTGTGGTAGGCTCAATTCTAGGAATATAATTGAATCTTATGATTTCAAATCTATCTATACCTTCAATATCATCCAATAAAGCATACAGATCATTTAAGAGAACCCGCTGACCAAATTTAGTCCCGGCTCCGTCTGTATCCCCCTCGGAGAGATCAAAAAATGTCTCTAGTGCTGTGGTAATATCTTGAGAAATCTCAGTCCGTGAAGCTCCCTCTAGGAGAAATGCGGTTATTTTAAAATCCACATCTATACCATTAGCATCCAACAGTCGGAAGGTAGTAGTGACTGTTTTCCGTTTATCTATGTAATCAGTAATACTGTTAAAAAGGGATAAATTCGTGGTAATAGGAGTTATCGAAGTTCCAGAAGGAACTACATAGATGTCCACATCTACACCACTGTCTGTGATATTTTCCTCAGCGGCTGCTTTAAGAACATTGCTAAAGTTCGCTACGATAATATCACCATAATCATCTACTGCAACAGCTCTTTCTAGTGTTTGTAGTGAGGCAGGAATAAGTTCGCGAAGCCGATCAATGGTGGGCTCATCAGATCCTCCACTGAAAGACGATGTATTTATCACCGAATCAATAAAGGTGGCGTCATCCTCTAGTGTAGTCAAGGTGCTGGCCGGTATATTTCCAGAAGTACCGCCCCCAGTCCTATAATTGACAACAATCGTATCATTCGGAGCCAAGGATTCACCAAAAATACCATCTCCAAAACGAATAACAGTTTGTCCATCAGTATTAGTTACCACTTGATAGTGTTTATCAGAAGGTAAACTATCTATAAAAGTATTCACTAGACTATAGGAATTACCATTAACCGTGACTCTAGGCGATCTGAGAGTAGTGACTGAGTTGCTAGTATCAACTACTAAAGGAGTAAATCCCAACACTACTTCCTCATTTTGGACTCCCTTGGCAGAAAAAGTCTCATCTCTTTGTTCACCTTGAATAACGGGTAAAATAACGCTCAGGGCAGTAGACCCAGCCTGCGGGGAACTGCTAGTAGTAAAAAATTCAGCCCCATTATCTGCGGAGACTCTAAATCCTACAGGGACTGTTTCACTGGTGTTTAGAGTAAAAGTGGCTAGACCAGAAGCAGAAGAAGCGGTAGGAACCACATACCCAAACTGTTTGGCTATATCCAACACAGCCGATCTAATGGTTGCCGTTTCTAGGTTACTCTGAGTAGCTTGAACATCCAAATAATAGAAAATAAGATCACCAACATAGGCTACGATTTCTAACCAAGTACGACTAAAATCATCTTCATTGAAGTTAGTCCATTGGCGGTTCCCAGCCGTATCTTCCCCATAGTTGACTGTTGCGAAAGTAATTAACGCATCCACAATGGAGTCAAAATCTTTGGCGATATAGTCTATTGAAGAATTAGCCATGTCTTATTCCTTATCTGTTACTAAGTTCAGATGCAGGCTTGAAAGGAAAGACTAGGTTCCTCTCTACATTCGCGTCTTTAATTAACATTCTTATAGTAAATAGTACTATCCCCTGTGATCTTCGAATAACAGGGACAACCTCTAACAGATCTACTCTAGGTTCAAAATCCCTAATAGCTTCGGCTATATCTACAGCTCCTACACTAGCTACGGTATCTATGTTGTCGAATAAACGAGTATTTATACCACACCCAAAGGTAGGTCTCATGACTCTTTCTCCAGGGCGGGTTAGTAGCAAAAGCTGCACATCTTGCAATACCAAATCAATACCATCCTCTGGTACAAACTTTGTATCTATGGGAAATTTTAAAGCTTTTCCTAAATACTTTTTAATAGCCATTATACGATAGTTCCTGGGGCTTCAGCATCACCGCCACCATCATTAGGTTGATTAACAACGGCGTTAGTAGTTATTTCATCGATTACACCTTGACAGAAAGCTTCGAGAATCTGTTCCATAGTCACGCTTCCGTCAGCAGTCTCTCCAAAATCTGTATCCGTAACGCCCAGAGCTGTGAGTCTAGCCTTAATTTTATCTTTCATGCTGGAAGCTGACAGTGCCATAGATTACTCCTTATTCTACCGTATGTTTACTTGAGAGGTGAGTATTTGCTGAAGACGGGTCCATCTGCTGAATAGGCTTCCCGGTAGGTACGCCTGGAGCAGAAGATACATGCCGGTGGCTATTAAACAGGTCCCTAAAAGTGTCTCCCCTTACAATAGCCTCAGCCGCATTAGTCCCTAGTTTTACATTTTCTGCATCTATCTCTATGATATCATTTTCCATATCGATATCTATATAAATAGTGCCTGTACTATTTTTAATCCTAATCCTGTTAGGCTCTGAGCCATCATTATCATCGATTAGTTCTATGGTCAGGCCTTTCGAAGTCTTAATATCTACCCTATTCTGTTGTTCGCCGTCCGAAGCCTCTTCTAGCATCCGAATGGTGTGTCCACCAGAAGTGGTTACTCTGACTCCCCTATCTTCTGCGGTATGGGTTACTGATCCATCATCCAATACAGCAAGTCCGTCATCTAGTTCTAGAGAATGCCCACTATTCAGCTCTTCTGGTCTGCCCGTAGATCCAAGCACTCCAGGACTGAACCAACCTCTGTTGGTAGGAACTTCTCTTTGAAAAGCTGGGGGAATATCCCTACTTCCCAGTTCTCCCCCATTTATAAGAGCCGTGGCTATGGGATAACGCAGATCTCCACCCGCAGGTTCCACATAGACCACATTTCCTATATCAGGTACAGAATAAAATCCATCATCTGGAACTAGAAAAGGAATCCAACCAGTTATACCAAAAACTGGACTCTGAACCCTAATTCTACCCTTGTAGTCTGGATCTTTATTATCTACAACGATAGCTTTAGACTTACCAAGATAAGCCGTATCTCCTGTCCAGTCATGTAGTTTTACTGACATATTACTTTCCTAGAGCTTTTTTAAATATCGCTAGATCTTTTCTCTCTTTGCCTACGTCTGCTCTTATTTGTATTTTCAGATTCCCAGCCAAATCAGTACGTACTGGAGGTCCTTCTATAGAAGTTCCCCCGGTAGCTACGGAGTTAGATTCACCCACACAAGTGCAAGTATATCCTTCTTCTGGGGTAATCCGATGATGAACCGACAACATATAATAAATACCAGAATACCTCAGTCCTATATTGGACATCTTTATGGTACCCGGAGTAAGTAGAGGAATTCCAATAGTTTGAAAGGATAGTTTTAAACTTCTTTCCATTCTACCGGCTAACCTATCCACCGAAGCGACATGGTCATTAGATCCACAGTTCTCTTTGTAGGTAGATAGTCCAGTAGAATTATTCTGCTCCGCATTCTTGGGGTCAGCAGTTTGAGGCTGGACAGCCCTAATATTATGCGCTTTGTTAAGTTCTACCCTCAACTTTTCCAACTCACCATGCCTGGGAGAAAATATGACCGAGGCTCCCGCGATATGACCAGTAGGTTTTTTGGTAATCCCACATATTCCAGAGGAACTTGCTCCAGAACCTCCACTGGGATACAGAGCTAAATCCAGACTTTTGACTGTATTATATATAACATTCTTGCCGTCTGTTTCTATACCCCTATCTTTGATACCACCCTTCCATAAGAAATGAAAAGCTGCTTCAGATTCAAACTTGCGTCGAGATACAAAATTAATAACGGTCGTGTTATTCTTACCCTCTGTAGTAATATAGTAGTGAGCAAAGAGTTTTTCTGCCATCTCACTAATAAATTCATGGAGATTCATACCTAATCCCCAGATTCTACCACTACGTTCATCCTGTATATCTAAGGCCAGTTCTTCTGGAGTCAGATACAGACGTAAACTCACATTTTTAAGAAAACCACCATAGGTCAGTGCCTGTAGTATGTGATCTACTCTAGCTGGAGCTGTATTCTTTCGGTTATCCTCATCTACGGTTGTACCTTCCGGAATAGCCTTATCTTTCAGGAGCTGTTTAACTTTCCCCACCGTAAAATTAATAGCCTCTTGAGGATAGATTTTAGACATTTCTCCTAAACCCTGATCCACGGCTAGAACTTCCGTAGCGGGCATATCTGCGTTAGGAAATCTCTGCCTAACCTGAAGAATTTCTCCTCTAGCTGTCCTAGGACTAAAATCTGGATATTTACCAGTATTTTTATAACCCCAGGTAACCTCTATAGTATTTCTTTCCTGGAATACAAACCTAGCTTGAGAAGCCAATTCTTCCTGCTCTTTTCTTAGAGCAACCACTCTCTTAGCCTGGGACTCTTTCTTTTTAATGTCATCTAAGGAGATATTAGCAAGGATTTCCTCTTCTTCTTTAATTTTATCAGCTAAAACCTTACCCTGTCGTACTTCTTCTGGAGTTAGAGATTTTACCCCTGCCTGATTGTCAAAAGTCAAGTCTAATACAGAACCAGACTGATTTTTATCTTCATAGATAAGGATACGGACCTGACTAGCAGATTCCTTACCCCCGTCTACAACCTCCCTATATTCAAAAACATTAATGAGTTTATGGATATGGGGCGGTAGTAGCACCAGTTGATCACTTGTAGCATATGGAGGACCTACTCTAACTTCAAAGTAGGGGGCTTTCATTTCGTTTAAATTGGCTAACATATCTTTTACTTATTGATTACGTCTAGAGCCTGTAATACAGCAGACAGGGGAGGAATTCGTAGTTCTTGCCCTACCTCTAGGTCAAACATAGGCTCTTTGATATTATTGATATCTGCAATAGCCCACCAAAGTTCGGGCCTATCATATACTTCTATAGCAATAAGTTCTGGTCTGTATATATGTTCTCCCTCCACTATAAAAAATATATCTTCGCTAGATTCCGGAATATCTAATTTTTCTCTTAGAATAAGGAATTCACTGTCTTCCGGACTAAGAGTAAAAGTACCATTAGTATATCTAGATCCTGGTTTAAAATTAGCCATTACACATCCGTCAAGATATCATTTTTAGAAGATAGGGGCCTATCTACGAATTCTGTAAGTGTGAAAGCTACGACTGCTTCCATAGGTCTTAGATCTGGAAATTGCTTAGTTATTCTAATTTCTATCTTATCTACTACAAATCTAGCTGTTTGGGCTCGTTTTCCAAGCGTACTACCAACTACTAGACGTACTAAGTTAGGAGGAGAGGATATACGATTAGCAGAAGAAGAAATATTAGGATAGAGTAAACTTCTATAATAATTCAACTTTTCGGTAATATCTAAGTTGAGAAATGTGCCCTCTCTTTGTCCTTGCTGTAAAATAGACTCAGAATCACTAAGACCACCTATTTTTTGTACTAGAGAAGCTATACCTGCTACTACAGAGTTTTTTTTACTGGTATTTACAATAGATGTCTTATTTTTTTTACTCTTTGCCTCACTAAAGGATAGATCTCTTGTAATGAGAGCCTCAAAAGTAATAGTTCTAGGACCACCAGCAACCCACTGCTGATGAGGATCGCTCATGCCAGGAACCAGATGCTTAACCCACTTAGTTTCTTTACTGTCGTTCCAAGTATTGGGATTAAGATAAAACTGACCTAGTTCTAGAATATTCTGGTCCTGTTGAGAGACTGGAATTCTATTATTTCTCTCTTCTACTGGAATTAAAAATGCCTTTAGTAAAGAGGGCTTAGAAGTATAGGATAAGAACTTTCTCATAATTATTTACCTAAGAAGTTTGCGGCGGTAGGTTTGGTATTTGCTGCTTCAAAAGCGTCTAGTCTAATTTTATGATCAATACTATCTAAAAGCCTATTAGCCTCTTTTTGAGTAATTACTCCATCTTCCATAATTTTATAAAGTAAGTTCATATCTATAGAACCTAACCCCTTACTCATTTGCTGGCTTCTCAGTTCTAAAGATTTTCTAGTTTGCTCAGTAAGTTGAGAAATATCTAATCTTTTTCCACTAACGGTAGCTTTTCCAGAGAGAATATTTTCTAGTTTTTTAGCTCCTACATGTCCTTCTAGCTGTGGTCGATGGGTTATTTTAGCCAATCCTTCTCCGATGGCGGTACTCATTCCCCACTTTTTATCTAACCAGCTAGTAAGCTTATAGACCGCTACTCCTAGGGCTCCTAGAACCCCCACAATACCTAATCCTTTAAGAACACTTCCACCAGCTCCAGGTATTTTACCTAGTAGTCCGCCAGCAACTCCAGCTCCTTTGCCCCCGACATCGATTACAAATAACGGCCTTGTAGGGCTACTTCCTCTTTTTCCAAAAAGACCTCCTTTAAATACGTTTAAATTCCGTCCAAAGGCTTTAGCTACTAGATTACCCAAAAGACCTACGCCCAAAGCTCCTCCAGCTACCATCCCCACACCACGTAGAAGCTTGCCTCTTCCAGCAGAAAATTGCTTGGCATCAATCAGACCAAAAAACTTGGCTACTTTCAGAGTCCAATCAACTACTGTAGTGGCTGCCTTACCTACCCAGGTCATAACTGCTTTTAGGCCTTGAAAGAAACCTAACATAATTTCTTTAGCCTGAACTAGAGCCTTAGCTATCATCAGAATTCGTTCTTGGGACTCCTGGCTCATACCCCCAATACGGGTTGCTACGTCCCTAGAAAAGGTAGATACTCCGTCCTTATAAGTCATAAAGGCTTGAAAATAAAACTTCATTTCAGCGCCTATATCAGCCAGAGTCTCCATCCATCCTTTAGAACTATCCTTGGCTGACATAAAAGCTCCAGCTAGGAGACCCACAATACCGGCGAATGTGGATAATCTGAAACCCAGAGTAGCAGATAGGAGACGAAGTAGGGACCAACCTCCCACAACACCACCAATAGTGGCTACTAAACCTCCTATAGATTGCGTTAGAGCTACTATACCACTCCTAAGACTACGCATCTTAGAGTCTGTACCATCTAAAATAGGCAGTAACTTAGCAAAAATACTAAAGTTTAGCATAGCCATCTGTTTAGCCAGAGGAGCTATGGCTCTGCCAAGAAAGGAACCAATAACCGATTTAAGATCTTGAAAACTAGCCTTAGTCATCATTATCACTTGAAGAGCATTGTCTCCAGTATCTACAAATCTCATGAGAGTCTTGGATAGTTCTGCTAAGGCTACTCTACGAAAGTTCTCCGTCATCCTACCAGCCGCATTTAAGCCCTTGGTAAGTTTCTGAATTAATACATTCATGTTAGAGAACTGGTTATTGGTATTTAGAGCAACAAGGAAGGTCTGTAAGCCCTTGACACTTAGGTTAGTAAAAGCGGCAGACATCTGCTTGGCTGCATTCGCAGTGGAGGTACCTAGAATCTTTGCAGCACCTACAGATAGAGTAAATATCTTCTCAGTTTCCCACTTCTTAAGACCTCTAGCATGATTCTTAACGGCTAATTGCATGGTAGTCATTGCGTCCATGGTATATCTAGAAGCCTTCTTAAGAGTCATCAAATACCCTTCTCCAAATGTTTGTAAAAACTGTTGTCGTACAAACTCAAATTGGGCTCCCACACCCGTAAGGTTGAAGGCTCTCCTAAATCCAGCCGCAAAAGTGGCTATAATAGCACTAGCTGTAAATAGATTTCGGTTGAAACGTACAACTTCAGTACGAAACCTATTCAAGTCCTTGTGGACAGCTCTAATTGGTTTAGAGGCCCTATTGTGGGCGCTAATAACTATAGTTACGCTATGCGCTCCTGCCATCTCGTGTCATTTCCTGTCTAGCAGTTTTATCTATTTCTATTAATTCCTTCCGAAAACTCCACGGAAGTACATCTATCTGATCCGGACCCCATTTGTAGGTTTCACCTAAATACCCATAATCACATAGCAAATCAGATCGATGATCTATATATTCGGTGGGTATTATATTGAAAGGGTCTGCGACGGGGCGAAAAAACCCGGTTCCACAACTGGGAGCGGGGTATCAAACTCAGACTTACAAGCATCACATTCATGCTCTATTTTATTATCGATTGATCCTCTAATTTTATCAAAGGCCTTATCAATTTGCTGTAAGTCGGTTAACGGAATATCTTCAATATCCTCTGGTTTAACTGGACTTTTGCCGTCTATCTCTTCCAAAGAGAGCGCCACCGTAGTAGTATAGAACTCTTTATTGGCTTCTCTAATGGCAGCATTCAAATCAAAGAGTTGCTGCAATCCCAACAACCTCACGACTACTTTCTTCTTAGACTTTTTAAGAGTAAGCGATACAGACCTTTTCTTTTTATCCTTCAGATTCTTAATTTTAAGTTTAGAAAGATCCAAACTAACGGTTTGTTGTTTCCCACAACGGGGGCAGGTGACTTGCATGGCCAACATTTTTCCAAAAGTAGCCTGACGAATCTTGACAAGGATAACTTCTATATCATCCGTGCTAATCAGCCATACAGTCTCTTCTGGTTTAATATCGGCTACTTTACCATCTTTAGTTTGGTATTCAACAGCAAGGTCTGTAAGTAGTTTGGGGATATGCCCCAGAGTATCACTCACTAGATCAAAGTCCATTAAGTAGTTTTGCTGTTTGCCGGTAAGTTCCTTAATCCGAACATGGTCGTATACCACGCCATCTTTTACGATGCCGCAGGGTAATTCAATAATCATAATTCCTCCTTGATATTAGAATAGGCCTCTAAGATTATCTAAAACTGAGGTTAAATCGCCCCCTGTTTCTTCTTCAAATCCCTCATAATTGAAGGTTAGAGTCTCGACACTCAGAGCAGATTCGTCGTCTGCTCCGAAATCTGAGGCTGGTTCGTAAGCCGTGGGAACACAATTTCTCATAGTGTACCGTTTAACTACATCTCCATCCCTATCTAAATGTTCTAAAACTATATCTCGTCGGTAGTTTTGTACTGGGGCAGAGCCCGGTTCCGGATTTAGGGCCTTAAACGCATCCTCTAACCATTTAGAGAAATCATCTACTCCAGTTTGGGATATAACTCCTCTAGTAAGAGTTATGGGCTTAAAGGTAGCACCATTGTGGATCATTCTAGGGACCATGTGGCTTCCCCCTTCAGCATAAGCTGCGAAATCTAGGGTTATCCCCGGGCTAGAACAGGTAGTAAATCCTGCTCGGGCAAACTGAGTTCCAGCCGGTGCCACAATGTATACCTTCCACCTAAATCTATCTAATGGATCTGCATTATTACTTCTAGCCATTAAAGGATACCTGTACCAAGTGATAGGGCTTGACTAGTAAGGGCTTCAAGAGAGATTTCTTCAAAAGATTCATAACGTAGCTCGATTTCTTCTACAAGCTTAGTTGTATCTTCCGTAGCAGATAAATCATCCCCAGGTTTATATGAGGATACCCACGCATCTCTAAGGAGCCATGCCTTTTTTACGTCTCCCAGCGCATTAAGTCCAAAAGCGGATGAAGCTGCTCCAGCAACTCCAGTAATTCTTTGACTAATACCTGTTGGATCTTCAGTCTGTACTCCACCACCTCTACCATATACTATAATAAGAACGTCTCTGCGAAAATCTGCTGTTTGGGCGGGAGGAGCTGCGGAAGCATCTCCATTGAGCCGTTGGATGGCAGTAGAAACTATGCTAGAGGGATTATGGGTATCTTTAGCCCATCTAAAAAAATCGGAACTAGAGGTAACTCCTCTCCTCAAAACTATAGGCTCAAATCTAGTTATACCTGGGATTAACTGTGGATGTGCTTGGTCTACATTCTCGCGGTACTCCATTACCCCAGTGGTTTGTCTGGGAAGAGTAACCTCTGTAAAACCTGCCCGTAGGAACCCCGTGAAATTTTTAGCTATATTGGACAGATCAAACCCAATATTAAACACATATACGTTGAATCTGAATCTTTCAACGGCATCTACACTAGATGAGCGAGCCATTTAAACTCCTACTTCTTTTTTTTCTTTTTAGGTTTTTCCTCTACAACCTTCTCTAACTTTTCCTCTTTTTTCTCAATTTTTTTAAGAGACTTTTTAGCTTTTTGCTTACGTTCTTCCATCTCTTGTTTGGTTCTACGTTTGAAAGCCATTATTTCTTTCTCCCTGATTTCTTTTTTTCCATTTTTGCTAACTTAGTATAATACTTAGAATCTTCCTTTAAGTGATCCATAGCTATCTCTCTGGCAATCTTTTTATCATTAGTATGCTCTAACTCTACTTTGATACCTTTAGATAGTTGTTTCCTATTAAAATCCGAGGGCTTACTTTTATCCGCTAGGCCCCCCTTAAGACGATCTTTATACTTTTTCGAAGCAGTAGCCATAGTTATTTCTTCTTTTTTTTCTTTAAGTTTGGAACTTTAATTCCTTTTGCGGCAGCTTTTTGCATAGTTTTTTTACCATACTTTTTGCGCCCAATAGCAGCAGCAACAGCCTTGGGATCTTTAACATCTCCCTTTGCTCCAATTTTTTTGGCTAATTTAGCAAATCCTATGTATTTACCCTTTTTCTTTTTAGCCATTATTTTTTCTTCCTTTTTTACTAGATTTAGATAATCCAGCCTCACTTAGAGCTATAGCAATAGCCTGTTTTTGACTATTCACTTTTGGCCCTTTTTTCGAACCAGAGTGAAGTTTACCTTTTTTCCACTCTTTCATAACTTTTTTTACTTTTTTCTGTCCTGTACACTTCTTAGCCATACCACTCTCCTAGTAAAGAGGAGAGGACAGCGACGGGATGAATCATCTCTATGAGGTCTTAACCAAATAGGCCGCCAATAAAACCGTCCTCTCCTTCTCTAGAAATATTACGTAACAGGCGAATCCTGATCTTCACCAGCCTCTGGAGCCTTAATCTCCGAACCACTAAGTTCCACAAAGGACTCGTAGCCCACAGTTAATTGCTCCATGGATTTCTCGCCGTCCTCAGAAGCGTTCATATCCGAACCCGGTTGAAACGCTACTGGAAAAGCATTATAGAGAATCCACTGCTTGGCGGGAACACCTTTACGTTGCCAAAGTGTAATGGTAATATCTCTGCGATAAAGCTCTGAATTACCAAGAGGAACAACGTCCGGACCTTGCACGTTCGGTTGACCTTCAGGAACTTTCTCAGGGTCAAAAACAAGTTTTACCCAGTCATAGAAATTCTTATTAGTCGTGACGCCACGAGACATCACAACGTCTTCCATCCGATGCAAACCAGCGAACAACTGCATATTCTCCGGAGCATTGCCTTCTCTGTATTCACCTTTGGTTGTGGTCTGCTTAGGGACAGAGACTTCATGAAAACCCGCTCTGGTTAGCCCATCAAAGGAAACCGTAAAGCGAAATTTTTCAATTGCGTCTACTTTACAACTTCTAGCCATAGTCTTCTATCTCCTTATGCAGCCTCTGGAATCGGAAATTCCAGATCAATGTCAATGAACCTGACCGGGGTATTGAAATTCACTTGAACTCGGAATTTCATTAACCCAACGGCTTCCTGCGTAGCGGTTGGCTCAACACTAACCACTTTAAATTGAGCACTTTCGGGCAATCCAGCAGGGAACAGATACGAATTATTCCTTAAGAACGAAAGGATAGCATTCTCAATCTGAACACGAGTCAGAGGAGAATAGTTCTCAAAGATAAACGACCTGAGACCAGGCTCTAAGGATTTTTTAATAAATAGAATTGATCTTTGTACCTGAATGAGCTGTTCCTCCGCCGTAAAAGCTGGGGAAGTACCGCTATCCGCCGTGTACGGTCCAAAGATAACTCGACCAGCGCCAGGAAACTCCGTAATCCGGTTAATGAAGTTAAGCCGCAGAGGACCTGCTTCAGTACGCTCAGATATACTGAGATCCAAACCAACTGTGTCGGCCAATCCAGCCGGACCAATACCCGCAGGAGCATGACTCACGCCACCCAGAGAAATCTGACCGTCGATACGAGCCATAACACCAGCCACATGGCCGATAGGATCAACTGTCAAGACTGCGCTATCAGACGAACGCAGAACCTTAACATAGTTAAAATACCAAGCAGCTCTCTTACTGGGATTATTGATAATAGTCTCTTTGTAAGAAATGGCACTAGGAGCAACCACTACAGCCGCACCAGAACCACTAATTGAGGTTGATTCCACTGTCAATTTTTTGTCAGTATCATCCACATCAACGATTAGATACTTAGCACTATTAAAGCTTAACAGATCGCCCTCGGAAACACTGGCAAGACTTGGGTTGCCAGACAGGGTAACTGTGCTATAAACTGCCCCATTTACAATAGAGCTGATTACCACATTGACTAAAGTCCGATCAACTGCCGCATAGCGAACAGCTTGAGGAACGGTCAACAGAGCAAAGCAGTCATCCCTAAAAGTCTCACAATAGTCGATCAAACCGTTCTGAACCACGCGAGAAGTAACGCCTGGAATAGTCACCAGGTTTACATCATCAACGTCATCCAGAGCATGAAGTCCTTTACCATCCGCAGAGTCACCAAGATAATCGGAATCCTGAGACACAGCGTCAGCAACGAAATAATCGTCGGCTAAGCCAACTGCATCTGAGGGAATTTCCAGCTTACTGGCAGGCTCAAAGAAGGTAGGAACATTCGTAGTACCAGGAATAAACGTAGTATCTACGAAATTAACCCTTACCTGTCCATCTCGGATAGTAGAGCCAACTGCCGTATTGACTGTTTGGTTAGGAGCAATAACAATTTGATCAGCTCCGTCATCAACTTTACTGATAACGAAATCTGTTCCACCAGCGTCTCTCCAAACATCGCCAGGGTTGACAGTTGAAAGATCCTCAGCCCCACCGAACTGGATAACGCCTGTAGCAGCCGTATAAACCAGGGTATTGGCCGAGGTACCAAAAGTTGCATTCACGGTACCGCTTGCCACAACAGCCGAGGTAAGAATTTGTTTCTCTTCTCCGCCGATAAGGGCAAAGTGTCCATCTAGAGCGTCCGCAGGCCATGGACCCACAGTCGTCGGGAGGATACCGAAACCAGCACCAGAACTCTCGAAAGCAACTGCATTCTGAGGAGCCACGGAAGCATTACTTCCAGCCGCTCTCAGGGTGTCCTGGATAATTTCCACAACGCCCGTATAAATTGTAGCTGCGCCCAGAGCCGCTCCAGCCCTATCCACAGTAACTTGATCATCATCAACAACCGCAGTAATATAGAAAACTGCACTAGCAGAATCTACAAGGATATCACCAACTTTAGCACCGATATTTAGGAACCCACCAGCAGAAGCACCAACTGTAGTTGACACAGAACTGTCAACCGTAACTGCTCCCTTAGAAGTCCCTTCTTGAACCAGAGCTTTACCATTATGCTCGTCAACTTCATATAGCCGCAAGATTTTGCCAGCCGTAGAAGTAATATTCAGACCGCCAGTTGAGAAAACTTCCTCACCGGCAACCGTAAAAAGACCAGTATCAATGGTGACTGTATCAGCAGAATCACTGACAGCGGTAATTTGGAACAAACGCCCATCATCATCTTTGAAGTAATCCCCTACTTTCACTTCGGAAAGATCAGGACTACCACTGAACGCCAACACGCCAGTAGTTGCAGTGTAGCCAGAAACCGCCAAACTAGTGACAATCTCTCCCTCATCTTCAACAAAACCAGCGCCAGCCGCCTCTGCAACACCGCGATCATCCACAGTGGTGCCGGAAGCAGTCGGAGCAACGTTCACGATAATGACCTTATTGCCAGTACCTGCATTAGCGAAAAAGCCTCGAATAGCATAATAAGCATCGCCTAACTCTACATCGCCAAACTGCTCCACTACGGCCTCAAGGCTCAAAGCCTCCACGGGCGTATCAGCAGGAGCACCGGCAAGTGTAGATCGAACGACGAAAGCAGTAATAGCAGTAGGTGCCCCAGGGACCTGAATGCTACCAGTAGCTACCGGAGTGACTTCAACTCTTTCTGGACCAGTATTTGTATTAATGGCCATTATTCATTCTCCGTTTTTTCTAATTGTTTCTCTTTTTTGGGTTTAGATTTCTTTTCCAGTACCTGAGTTTTCTTCTTCCTAGGCCTGTACTTTTTCTTCTTTTTCCTGGGTTTAGTCTCCACCATGCCCCTGACAAGGACCAATTTACCTTGCCTGGCGTTGTGTCTTACGTCCCGTGAGTCGGGAAGAGCTACTATCTCGCCAGGCATTACATATCTCGTGCCATGCCTAAGACAGTCTAGAGGAAGCATACTCCCAGAAATGTTTCTATAAAATTTCATGATTCCCCCATATTATGGAATGAGAGGGTCACTTCTTTCATTACCCTCCATGTCCTCCATTACATATTCAACAAAATTAACGTCCCCAACGTCTTCGAAAGTTTGTTCTGTAGAGTAATCCGGAATTCGAGACTCAATCCAACCCTCAACCCTATAGGTAAACCGATGAATCCAGAATTGCTCAGATTGTTTATTCTCTGTTATATGGTTCCTGAAATCTCTCTCAAAGTAGCAAAGTTGATAGTTACTAACCAGCATAGGACAGTTATCATACACATAGTTTTTAGTAGCTGGGGTAGTAAAGGTCACCGTATTACTTGCCACGTTGACACTTTCTATCGTTAGTTCTTCTCCTAAATCTAAGTTATCGAAAAGACGAACCTTTTCATTAACGTAGAAATGAGTAGCATCCTCAACAAAAATAGTAGTGTCTCCAGCCAATACCCCCTTGATAGTAGATGATTCGAACGATTCATCAGACCTTACTAATACTGGTAGGGTGCCTCTAGCTGGGTTAAATACCTGCATCATGCGGTTAGCTATGGCGTTATGGTCATCTCTCTCCCTACTAGAAATCTTAATAAAATAGACAAAGGTATATGGAATAGGATAACTTCTTTTACGATAGGTAGTACTTTTTCCCTCTACCGGCTGGCTGGGATCTAGAATAAGGTAGTATTGGGCATCCCCAGCATCATCTCCCTGTAAAACATCCCCAGAGCGCGTAATTTTGGCTCCTGAACCCGAGACTATAATACTGCCCGGAGAGACCGCTAGAGACGAATCTGATGCGTTTACGGCGGTAATTGTGATGAGGTTAGCAGCTACATCTTCGATTACATCCCCTGCTTTCACTGAGGTCAAATCCACAGAACTATCAAAGGATAGAATTCCAGCCGCAGGGTTATACTTAAAGGTGGGTAAATCTATGACTAGGTCATTACTCAGGGTAACTGTATGGGGTCCATTACCCACTAAGGATATAGAATCTATCCTATAAGTACCCTGATTCTCCCCACTTAGAATTCTAATTAGATGGCTGGTAGTCAAAGACCTAATTTTACGATTATTTAAAGCTACTGTACTAGACGTACCACCATTGGTAGTTAGTAGGTCATTCCCTCCAAAAAGAGTTGCATAAGCTGCTGGGCCTCCCTCTAAGGCCTCTACGCACTCATTTCCTATAGATGGCAAAAGTCTGCTAGTCTCTAAATCCTCATATAATTTAAGGAGTTCTAGGGTAAATCTAGGACTAGTAGAAAGAAGGCTGTCAGCAGTATCATCAAAGAATCGTGGTTCTATAGGTTTACGTACAAACTCACCAGTAAAGGGGTCAAACATCTCTCTAAAAGTAACCCCGGGATTCCCCCGCTGGCGTCTTTCAAAAAAGACCATCCGACGAACCTCTCTAGATAGAGCCTCTTCTATATCTTCAATAATACGTATAAAGTTTCTTGCCATTATTTCTTCCTAGAGAAAGCCCTAACAAGGCTATCTATAGTCTGTACAATTATACGAGTAATTACTGGACCTACATCCCTAATAACATCTTCATACTCTGCTGCCCAGAACTTATAGTCAGAATCTTCAAGCCATTGAGATAATTCTTCATTTTCAATTACCCGGCTGATATCTGCTCCGCCCGTTCCGTCGTCAGAAAAAGGTTTAGCTGCTGCTCTAGGTCCTGGCGCAGCACCTACTTCAAAGGTTATCTTATCTAGTATTTTTTCTACTTTTATGAGACTTATAGATTCTACGAAATGCCCCGTAGCTACAAATTCACGAGTAGAAAGTCCACCTGTTTGGGGTAAATTGACCCGAGTATCTTTCCACTCCTTATACCCAGGAGCATTTTTGGGTACTCCGTACCCTCCTGTAGGGGCTCCAGCTCCGCTCGCTGTGGGCGTATATGTACGCGCCTGCGTGGCCTGGGAAAGTCTCATTTTGATACGAGGAACTAGATTTCTACTAACGTACTTCTTTATCTCTCTAGGTATTCTATGCCTTAAGGCTGGTTCTAAAGCCTGAATAAAACCGTCCAAGCTTTCAAGGCCTTCAAATTTTATATCAAAAGCTTTTTTAGCCATTAACCCCTACCTAGCGGATATCCTTGGGCAATCCCCTCGCGTTTGAGTTGGGCTAGGACGTATTCAGCTCTATCCTTCCAAAACTCCAGCATTTTGTCCGAAATGGCAGAAGAGTTCTGGCCCCTGGCAGCCATAAGGATAGTATATACAGCCCTAGACGTCACATACTCTCGGCGGTCTTGGGAATTGCCTCTAATTTGGTGCATATTTAGCTCTTCATTTAGCTTATCAGAAGCTCTTTCCAGGTGATATTGTAATATCTTATTTCTAGCTTCCACATCCGTCTTCTCAGATAGGGATTCAGGAAGATATGCATCAATTTCAAAGAAAGTTTGTCTTAGATCTTCTAAGGTTGCGTAAGCTGGGAATCGACCATGAATGGGTCCATCCAAGAAACGCAATGAAAATAATTCACTATCAAATTCTCTGAAAGTATCAGGGGCTCCCCCGATAAGTCCAGTAAAATTGCCCTTATAAGCAACTATATACTGATCGTCTGGATATAGCGTAAATCCACCAACAGCTTGCGGTGCTTCCGTGGGTACCGTCCAGGTAGTCCTGTATTGTCCTAAGCCTACCCGAGTCATTTCTATTTCTGCAATCTCTGTCATCCTTCCCAGAGGAGATATATGGGGTGGAGAAAATACGCTAGCAACTACTCTATTATCTTTAGGATCTTGTCTACGACCTCCAATAATAACTGTAACCTCAAAAGAAAGACTTCCTCCTATAATTCCAGCGAGTTGGTCTTTGGGCGTGAGTCTCTTTTCATCAATAGCTAGGCTTACAACCTGCCCTGGACGAAAAGGATCTGTGAGAGGATCGGCGCTTACAGTTCCACCAGAGTCAACGGTTTTAATCTGATAGAAATCATAAATAGTACCAGCAGTATCAGTATATTGGTGGATGGTGCTTCCTGTAAAAGGAACGTCTGGAGTAACACTTCCTATAACTTCAAAAGTACTAAATTCTGCTAAATCATTTAAAACTATAAAAGAAGCAGGAAATGTGGTAATAGTAGATAAGTCGGTTGTAGCAGAGAAAGTTATAGTAGTGGAGGTATTCGCTATAATATTATATAGCAAGCCCCCAATTTCCATTTGATCCCCTCGAAGGACATTATCAGCAGGTGGCGTACCACTAAAAGTAACTGTGATAACTTTAGTTACGTTGTTTACGTCTCCTGCGTTAGCGATAGTGCCGTCTGCTGCTCTCGCACTTCTCTCTACCTGAAAACTGGCAATATTATTAGGAGGATTGCCGGGGGAGGTAAAATCAATAATAACTGACATTACTTAAATAACCTTTCAAAAACTTTAGGTTTTTGTTCCTTAGCTTTCTCAATAGTATCCAAGAGAGTATCTAACTTTTTCTTATACTCTGCATTTTCAGATATGAGAGCGCTATAACTAGCTTTTAGGGACCTTATTTCATTACGTAGGATTTTGAATTCTCCTTCGAAATATTCTGCATCAGCCACTTCTTTTTGCACCAACATTTCCTCTACTTCTGCCATCACTTCTTCTTTAATACTATCAGTTTTCACCTGAACTTGCTCCCCTGGAGTAGGTGGTTGGCCTATTTGTTTGGGCTGTACGTCCCTATGACTTGCCATCTTTTTGATGAGTTTCCCAGTTTTCACAATCCCTCCTAGAAACTAAAATATCCAAAAATTTTCCCAGCTATAAATACTAGGAGAGTAACCTGGATAAGTTGCAGAAATACGGAAAACTGCATCCATTTATGATGAGTATTTTTCAATATACGTATTTTGCCCTTAGTTTCCAGAGACTTTGGTTTCTTTTTAGTCTCTATTTTCCTCATGATCTCTCCCAATGATCTAAGGGTTATTTATACCACTTCCAAACTTCGTACTGTCCTTCTTCATATTCATCTTCTTCAATGGCGTTTATACAGTGGTTTGGTCCATCGCCAAAGAATTTTGCTGCGTTGTCTACGAAGGGATGTAACAAGTACTTAATATACCATTTAGGTTTTCCAGATCTTATCGCTCTTCCCGTCCTAGAGCTAATGGTTTCATCCGGATTACCTAACCAAACTACATTCATGTATTGATCCACGGCTATAGCTAGATCTTTTCCATGAGTTCTAAGTTTATGACTTTTAAACAGTTTTCCAATTACATGTATGAGTGCCCCTAGAATAAGTTGTGCAGCCATTATAGGGAACATAGCTAAAGTATTTATAAGAGACCATAGCTGTAACATTATGCTGATTCTCCAGGAAGGAGGTGGGTACGCGTTCTATATAGCTCTAATTCCCCCGACCCTACGCAGCTCGTGTCATTCTCATCAATAGTCACCTCTACCCACAACTCATAGTTTGGGGGAATAGGATTCTCATTAGCTGCCTCAGTATTCATCTCGTCACCCATAGGACAATCGCCCATAATCATATGGTGATTAACATAATGTACTATAGGAGTATCACCACTAGCCTGCTGAGGAGTACCACTTCGATCATAATAATATTGGCCGTCTGGACATACAACCCAAAAATCTACAAAAGTTCCGAAAGGAGCGTTCAACCAATATAGAGTACCCTCTTTAACTCTTACATCATCTGAAAAACTAAGTTTTAATCTCTTTCTTTTAAAACCACTTGGAATTGTAGTAGTAATAGAATCCGTAACTTCATCATCGGCAGTCGAGAAATCCCACTGTATAATTTCCCCATTACCGAGAGTAGAAGCTGTATCTCCCCGGCTAGTAAAATAGGTTGTGGCATCTATAGGACGGCTATCTGAACGTACTAATTGCCTGCCATCTGCGGCTCTATCAGCTTTTCTAGGTCTCGCTTTAGTTCCCATTAGAGCACCTTATATTCAAATTCGGCTCCCAACCTCTCTACATTAGGAGAGTCGTTGACTAGCACAATAGCTATTTTCTTGGTTCCATCGCCAGTAAATTGACGTAAAATGTGTCTTTTTTCTGAATTATAGGTAATAGCAATTATCTCTGGGGATGAACCATCATAATCCCAAATTAGACAGACATGGGTTTCACGGTAAGCATTCGCAGACCCATTCCAAAAACCAATCTCCCATACTTCCCCATTGGGGATTACATAGGCATCATAATCTTCAGTATTTTCTGAAACCTCTTTATAATAATATTTATGGAGTGTTTGTGCCATTACGCGTAGTATCCTCTTGCTACACAGTCTATTTCTAAAGTAGCTCCACCTAATCTCTCCCTAACTATACGAATTAGGGTGGAAGTGCCATTGCCTGTCATACTAGTCCCATCTCTAGCTTCACTGGTATCCGGGAAAATTTGTCCGCTAAATCCAGTAAAATAAGCCCTATCAATGACATGTGGCGTACCACCTGAATCTACATAATAGACAGTAATCTTAGATCCCTTTTCGTTGGGATCACCCTCTGCCCCATAAGTTATTTGACTTAACGTAAAAGTAACTCCGTTAGGGATAGTCCATTCTGTAGTCTCTGTATTAGATACCTCTAGCGGTGTATCTGCTGGAATAGAAACAGAAGTAGCAGCCGGGGGAGCTGTAGGAGCACTAACAGAAACCTTACCCTCTATAGCTAATCTATGTTTAAAGTCCTGAATATCTTCGGTTACCGTAATTATATGGTACTCCGTAGAATCATCCGTACCTACCATAGGAATTCCATAAGGAGTTCCTACGACAGATGCCCCTTCTTGTTTGGCTAGAGGATCTCCTGCTGGATCTACTAATCCGATTTTACCGAGAATATTGGTGCCCACAGGAAGCGGCACATCTGTGGCTAAAGATACCCGTAATGCGTTGGCTACATCTATACCTGTACCAGCAGCTAGTCCTGCTTGTCCAACAACTGGATTTACTTTAGCCCTGTCCGTCTCATCCCAATCATCAAGTATTGATAAAGAGACTACAGCAGGATCATCGGTAGCCAGAGTAAGTCTTGGAGTCAAAGCATCAATCACTCCAGAACCAGCAGAAATACCATTTTGGCCTGGAATAGGACTAACTTTAGCTCTATCATTTTGATCCCAGTCATCCAGTATCTCTACTGCTGTCTGAATAGCTTGCAGAGCGGTAGTCTGCGTCTGCTGTTCTGCTAATGTGGAAGCTCCAGTAGGCAGTGCAGAACTAAGAACATCTATTTGCAATTGTCCAGCAGAATCTACAGCAATATGTTGATAATTAGAGCCATCTGTACCTACTATAATACGACCAACATCGCCTGCTTGGACCGCGTCACCATCCTGAACTAGCTGACCAGAGGTTCCCCCACCCCCAATAACGTCTACCTGAAGTCTACCCAGATTGTTAGTGAGAAGGTAATAAAAGTTACTCCCGTCGCTTCCTAGGGCTATATTGCCTTTTTCGACTCCGGTATCGGCCTGGCCGGTGGGGTATTGCTCCCCACCGCCCGCGCCAGTAACTTTCAAAGCCCCAGTAGAATCTACTACAGCTTTATGGGTCGGGTTAGTCCCGTCAATAAGAACAAAATAGTTCTCTTCAGGATTAACTACATTTTTTATCTCTTGTTCTGTAGGACCAAAATCCGCCATATTAACTACTTATTAAGTTGTATAACCATTAATAGCTGCATGAGCTAGGCCGGTAGCATCACCAGCCGCATTTCTCACCCGAACTTCCAAAGTACGGTTTGCAGCTCCAGTCACTTCTATATCTGTAGGAAAGGTGAACTCTCCGCTAGGTACAGCACCAGAGTTTAGGCTTCTGCGTATAGTTTCTGTAAGAGCACCACTATCCCTAACTTCTAATCTAAAGTCTGCCTGTTCACTAGCAGCCCAATGAAAAGCCTTGATGTGGTAAGTCACGCCAGCACCGACAGCAATAGACACTAGAGTATCCACACCACCAGTCATAGCGATTAAGCCATCATCACCACTATCGGAAGCGGTATCAGCCTCTGTACCATGGGTTTCAACTGTCTGAACAACATTAACATCTAGAGCCTGGTCAGCACCTACCAGAGTACTGGTCAATCCAGTACCCCCACTATCATAAAGACGTGTTAAAATAGATCCATCAGCTTCGATTCCTAATGTATCGGTGCCATCACCAATAGATACACTATCACTTACATGTGTAAGGTCTCGAATGTCTAGATCAGTTGCGGTAACTGCAATGTCACCATCAGGTTTAATCCACAAAGCTCCACGGTCATTGGTGCGTAGACGGGTATAATCCCCATCCACCTCAGTGAGTGTTGCTAGTGCATCATCTCTGACTGCCAAGATTTGGAAGCCAGCATCCGTAGCACCGGCAGCATCATCAACTGCAAAAACCGCGTCGTCTAAAAGTTGAAGGGAAGTTAAGATATCTGCGCTATTAGTTTCAACAACTTGCAGATTTCCAGAACCATCAATGACAGCCGAGTTTGTGCCGTCACTTAGGCGGACAGTTAAACTACCGTCCGAATTAATATCTAAAAGATCAGTACCATCACCAATTGCTACAGAATCTTCTGTATGATCGAGATCTACATTAAGATTAGCTGCCACTATTAAGCGACCACTAGAGTCTACCTGTAGAGATCTCTTATCACCATCTGATAAAGTAGGTAAAGATGAATTATACTCACCTACAAGGTTTCCAAATTGATTGAAATCAGCCATTTATTTCTCCTAAATTACTATAAATATTCATTGTGCTTGATTCCAATCCTCCCAACTATTTAGCCGATAAATCCTTGAATTGACGCAAAGAATTCAACCCCAGAAAAATGGGCTGGAGGAGTTGCGTCAGGTTTTACATCTATTGTTAAGGACTGCCCAGAAGTGAGCCGTCGTGGTTCAATAAATGGAAATTCTACGTTAGGAGCACCTGCGGTTAGGTGTCTTTTTCGTATAGTGGTTCCATTTAGTCTCATACGAACTACTGAATCTACTGGACCTGTAACTTCTGCAAAAGTTATATGCGTATCATCGAATGGGGCCACATATGTAAGGACGTTAGTATAACTTCCACCTGTATTAACAGTTACTTCGTTCTCGTCAAATACTTGCGTCTGGTGGCCTGATATAGCGATAGTATCCCCAGATGAAGCCTCAACTTTAACTTCTAGGCCCCCAGGGGAGGTAACTATCTCAGTAGGTAGCGGATTAAGGGTAGAGAAGGCAGTTCCGGACTCATCTAGCAAGCGTATACTAACTGTTCCATCGGAATGTACAAATAACTTATCAGAATTAGTAATATTTCCGATAGCAACATTATCGCCAGACTCGGAATCTAAATCTACGTTAATGGTAGCGTTTTCAACAGTCACGTTCGCGTCAACGAGGAGCCGAACTTTGCCGTCTCCATCGATTACAACATCTACGTGTCTTCCGTTAGGCCCTACAAGAGCTACGCCCTGGGTGGGACCTCTAGAAGTATGTTGAACTCCGGCTCCCGTGCTACCCTTAGATCCCATTATTTACCTTCTTATTTCTTGGCTTTCTTTTTAGCTTTCTTTGCTGGTTTGTCCTCGGGCTTATCTCTTTTAAGCTTAATAGGCTCTGCTACTTCGCCATTCTGGATCTTAGCGAGTTCAGGATAAGCTGCATTGTTGATTTCATTGATTTCTTCTTCGATAGTAGTCAATTCAGGAGCAATTTCCTCCTGAGTAACCTTACGAAACTCTTCCATCGCAATTGTATATCTTTTACGAAGAAGTTCTAAGCGTTTTTGAAGCCGTTTTACTTGGGTAGTAGGCTTGTACTCTTCCAGCACACCCAAAATCATATTAATTTCCAGACGTTGTCTGTCAAGTCGTAAAAGTCCCATGATTCCTCCTTATTTCTTCCTTCGTTCTGGGTCAAATCTTACGTGAGCAAAACAGTAACCTGATGGACTGCTATTTAATGCCTTATTGTCACATACTTTACCGTCTTTTTTACGGATATAGGAACAAAGTCCTAGAGTTTTATGAGCTTCTGCTCTCTGATCTGGTGTCAAACTCTCGAAATCCAGCGTCTCTTCCTCTTTTTCTAAGACGTCTTGGGGAGAATCATCCTCCACCAACTCAGGTACCTCAGATACAGTTTCTGCTTCGGTAGCCTCTGTTACTAAATTTTCTTCTTGGACAATTTGTTCTTCTTGTGGTTTTTCCTCCGTTGTTTCTGTAGGTAATCCATTATTATCTAGACCTATAGACTGTAGATAATGATGATAAACATCGTGGCCAAAGATTAACTTAACTTCTTTAAGTCTAAAGATATTTTTTAGGTAGGATAGATCGAATTCTTTATGATGTTTAAGAAACGGAGCACTCTTGATAAAAGTATGGCTCTTAGAGCCCTTGGCGACTACAGCGTAGCCTCTAGTAAATTTAATACCATGATAATAGGTATTTGAAGAATCCCGCAAGGGATGCTTCACGACAATATATTCTTTGTCGGTAACCTTGCGATTCCAGTACATTTTCCCTCCTCGAAACAAACGAAGTAAGGACGGGGCTTAATACCCCGCCCCTACTATAAATTCTACGCTAGATTAAGCCTCCAGCGGAAGAACGTCTTTAGCCCTAGCAAGAGCAAGACGGTTGTAAAGATCGAAACCACAATACCATTTGAGACGATATTGGTAGGCGTTCTCATCTTCACGAGGACCGACATACTCAAGTTTAAGACCAGCATTTTGAGCGGACGTAAAGCCCACAACGCCTTCGTACTCACCCCATTTACCAGCGTAAACAGTAGAGCCGTCAGCTCTCTCAAAAATCTCATACGTTTCTGCCACGAGACTGAGAGAAGCGTTGTTAGGAGCCAACACGCTCTCCACACGGTTGTTCTCGACATCCAAGAACTGCCCAGTCGCCGTCACGGTCAACACTGACGGGTTAGCCGCAGTAGCTGCCGTAATTTTCCAGCGCCGGAGAATAGCGTCGTCGTCACGAACACGGACTTCAGCCGTACCAGCAGTGATACCGTCGGACAAAGCCGCCGGAACACCACCACTATAGTCTTCAGCTGTAGTAATGCTAGTAGCGCCAACAGCCGCAACAGCACCGGTATCAACCAAGTTGACGCCGTCTTCTTTAGAAACAAAGTCATTACGGAAAATAGGAATATCTTGATAGAAAAGCATAGGCTTCATATTACCAAGACCCTGCTGTTGAATTTGATACGCATCCGTACCACCGCCGGTGTTCCTCAAGAGAACACGTAGCGTCCGGATCTCACGAGCGTTCATCATCAAGAAGTCAGGACGACCAACCGTAATACGGTCAATCAGATTGTCCAAATCTTCGAGTGCGAACACACGGCCTGGGCGACCATTACGCGAAGATGAAGGATCATCCTCAACGAGCGCCAAAGTCTGAGTAGACGCGCCAGCATTGTAGAAAGGATGGTTGACGTCATCGACGTTGCCAGCTTCGGCTTCAAGAATTCTCTTCATGCCGTCGAATTTGGCTTCGATGCCGATAGGACCACTATTGGCTTGCGTTAAAGCGCCACCTGGAACCCTACGACCATTGATAATCGCGTTCATGTAGATACGTGCGATCTGCTTCGCTTTGGAAGAAATCTGTACCTGAAGTTGATCATTGTGATCAGAGAGTTGATCCTCGATTTGACCATCGAGAATGATGTCGCCAATAATAGCTGCTAGGTTAACGTTCACATTTTGGAACGTAGCACCGCCCTGAAATTTAGCCGCAGCTAGGGAAGTGCCGGGAGCCGCAAAATCGGCCTTAGCGAGAGTCGCTTCACGGGTGAAAGTATAGGCTAAGCCCTCAAACACCACGAACGGAAGATATTGATACCAATCATCAACCGTAACGATATCCTCGATAATGCCCTCAACCAGAAGGTTATTAGAGAGTTTTGCAGCTTCTGTGAGAGTCACAACTTGTGCCATTGATTAATTACCTCTGTCTAGGTTAGATACCGAACTTACCTCTTGTTGTCTTTACCTCGGAAACTAAACCTTTTAGACCGGCTTTAATCTTATCTTTTGACTTCATATCTTTCTTTTGGTCTTCGGTTGGTTGGGAACTCATTCTAGCACCATCACTGGCTTTATTAGGAGTTCCATGATAGACTTCTACCTTTTTATCTCCGAAGAAATTCTTATTTTTGGCATCACGAATGAGAGCCAGAGCTTCTCTTGTATCATTTGTGCCTTTTACCATAGCATCGGCAACTTCTTTCCATTGAGCTGGAATTGCTTCCATCTCTTTGTCAAGCTGCTCTCTGTAGTAGGCCAAATGACCCTCTAGAGAGCCCTTTACTTTGTCTAGCTCTGATTGTAATGCGACCTTCTCCTTATGAGAAGAGTCTTTGGCTGCTTCCAGTTGCTCTTCTAATTCACGAATTAGAGATTCCCGGTGAGCCAGCTTTTCCGACATGTCCCTCTTTTTATCTTCCTGCTCAGCTTTGATTTTGTCAAACTCAGCAGCTTTCTTTTTAAGAGGGGCATATTTACTATCGATTTCTTGAATAACAGACTCCAGTTTAGAATCCATTTGCTCTTCGAGATCTTTAGCTTTGGTACGATACTTACCCGCATCCTTGCGTGCGTCCTTAAGAGCTTTCTCGAAATCTTTGACCGTCCAATCCTTATAAGGACTGTCCTTGTCCTCTGCTGGTTCAGCGGTCTTCTTCTCTTTTCCCTCGTCCGTGGGTGGAGTAGGCTTTACAGTCTCTAAATCGACTTTTTTAGGCTCTCCATCCAACATATCGTTGTCAGCTTTAGCCGCTTTAGCATCAGCCTTAGCGCCTTCAGCTTCTTTTCCGAGGGTGTCAAGCAGATCTGGCATTTCGCCTCCTTTGGGGTCTACCCTGGTTTAAAATTAACCCTTACCGAGGTCTACTCGGATTTATTTCATACCCTGGTCCAGTAAGTCGATGCCCTCCTCAAACTGACCTGTCTTTTCTAAGAACATCCTGGCTCTAGGGTCTTTTAGTGCCCGCCGTCTTAATAGCTCTTCTTCCGGAATCCTGACCACCCTGATACCAATAATGGACTCTGGGCGAACATCGGCAGGCAAATCATCCGGATTTGGGATACTGATAGTCTTACTTTTTCCATAGAAGACTTTCTGTCTCCACTTTTTATGGAGTTTGATCATCTGATCTTCAGTGCCTTCGTCTATAGCGAAAGTAGCTGGAACAGTATCCAACACTAATTGATGAGTAACTGACATGCGATCCTCCCTTTAGCGGCTATTGCCGCTCTCTCCTCTTACTTCTGCTTTTTACGAGTATCTAGATTCTTACCTTTCTGTTTAGAACTATCTACAGAGTGTTTGGTACGATTGTCCTGACTCGACGCAGAAGGGTCTGCTCCCTTGGCTTTAACACTCGCATTGTACTGTGTCTGAGTCTCAGCAGCGTTATACTGTAGGCCCATAGCATCCATAGCCTTGGACTGCTTCTTCATCAACTCCAGCTCCCTATCCATTTGCTCCATTCTATCTTTGTGATATTGTATAATAAGCTCATCGATCTCATCGGGCGATTTATGCTTATATAGCTCATGAATAGCTCTGCGATCTCCCGACTCAATAATCTTTCTCTCCCCCTCAAGGAGGTTGATTTTGGTCAGAGGATCAGTAGGAAAATGGGGTTCTACATAGTTGATTTCTAGATAAGCATCCTCCGAAAAACGGTCAGAGCCAGAAGAATAGTGAGTATTCCACAACTTTTTAATGGTATCAAAGAGCTGTTGCTCCCTTTCCATAAATAGTTTCTGACGGCGAACGTTTTCTTCTAGAACACCAATCTTTTCCAGCATCTTGCTGAAACCAGACTCTTTTTGAGGTTGATCAAACGATCCACCTTTTGGATTTAAACCATGATTTACACGCACCCAGTCTTGAAATTGCTGGATAGTTTTGGTCAAACCAACGATATCTGCCTGGGGGTGGGCAAATTTGAAATCACCTTTTTCCCCAACAGCGATGGCTGTATCTGGTCCGATACTTGCTCCAACAGCGTTTGCATCTGCATTGCCGTCAGCAAAGAAACCAAAGCTATTATCGAATGTGCGAAACTGGGCTCCCTGACCAAATCTGGCTATAGCTCCAACGTGGCTGCGAGTAGCGGAGCCAGCCCTAAAGAAATTGAAGTCATCCACTGGCCTACCTCTACGGATAGAAGTGCCTCTTTCAACTCCCGAAAGAACTGGAATACCAAATGATTGGAACTTAGCAATATGGTTCAGATCCGTAATACGCATATTTATAGCATGATTTGCATATATAAGAGGCTCATTAATAGGTAGAAAATAATAATGAGCTGGATCAGAATTAAAGAATGGTACTGCGGGGATCATTCCATAAGGATTATCACCGTCATGCAGCGTTTTACCCTCTTCATCCTCTACTTTATGGGAGGTAGGTGACCAGTAGATAGTACTTATTTGTCCGTGTTTAGAACCACCAACTTTACCTACAGCTCCGGCACCAACGCCCGTAAGTTGTCCTAAAGGACCTCTTCGGGTCTGGCCCATTCCGCCTGCTCCTCTATTAAATCCCAAAAATCCTTGACCAAATCCGATCAATAATTCTGAAATATAATAAGGGCTATCTATATATTTGATATCATATACTCCACCGTGTAGCACATCTAGCTGGACTTTTCCCCCCTCATTCTTGGTTACTACCTGCCCGGTGGATTCATTAATAAATGATACTTTCAGTAGAACTGTACCTAAAAGCCTACACCATCTGTCCACCCTATCCATAGTTTGCAGATACCGGCTATCTCTCTGGATTCTCTCCCAAAGCTTCTGATCTTTTTTCAGAGGCTTACCAGTATTGCGACTTTTCACTGCATAGATAGGTGGCTCTCGGTACAAAATAGCAGTTTCATCTATAATCTCTTTAGTAAGATTAAGGGGCAGAATTTGCTGCTTTTCAGGATTCCTAAACTGCTTTAGTAGATCCAACCACACGAATTCGTCTTGGCGACCCTCATAAAAGGCTAAAGCAATTTCGGTGATCCACTGGCGATAATAAATATCTTCGTATAGATAGATACCTACTGTACCAAATCCAAATCCCCCTAGATAACCACCAGGATAGTTTTGAACACCGAGATTAAAGGACATACTTCCTCTCTCCTAAATTAAAGGGAGGGGAGTTGCATTGTTTTGTTCTGCCCGGTACCAGGTCTATCGAACTACAACCTAACTCCCCTTCTCCTAAAGTTATTTCTTTTTCTTTTTCAGGCTCTTGGCAACTTCTTCTTTGGCCAGAGGCTCGGGCATACCGACCTTCTCACCTTGATGAAGCTTTTTGCCACGATGCTTAAGCGCAAAAGCCTTATCCGAAACTTTACGTTTCTCTGCCATTATTTATCTCCTTTCGAAAGTTGACTATTATTGGCGAGCACCAGCCGCTAAACGAGCTTGAACCCTTGGTCCCAACTCATCTACCCAACCAGCGTCATCCGGAAGTCTTAGAACCGTTGCGGAAACAACGCGAACCTTACCAGCGGCGACATCGCCCGTATTCACCTCTTCAACTGCCACGAAACGTTGGCCCTCAAGAGCTGAATCGTCTTCGATGATCTGTAGTTCGTCACCAGCAATGAAACCTCTGTCGATAGCCTGAATAGACTCGCTAAAGGTAATGCGGAGACCAAAGTCACCACCACCAAAGTCTACTCTTTCAATATCTACATCGGCTTCCCAGGCTCTAGGAATCTTGGCCTCGAAAAAATCCTGACCCAGATCTCTTTCCTGTCTCCGACGCAGTCCTCTGATAGCCCCGTATGCGCCGCGAGAATCCTGGAGAGTTTCTTCTCGGAGATCCACACGCCTTCTGCGGGGAATATTGTCTCTAACATCATCCACAATTTTATGGAGTAGTTGAACAAGTCTACGTCCGACACCCATTATTTTTTACTCCTTGATTTCTTTAGATTTTTAGAATTCTCGATAATATTGTGCCCTTTTTTCTTAAATAACTCTTTATAAACATTGACAAGTTTATGAGCATCCACATATAGACTGCTTTCCAGAGCATCCTTGTTTTTAAGCGCTGTCAGGATTTTCTTCTTAGTAGAAGTCCTCGTTGGCCTAACTACTGGAGTCTGCTGAGTAGAGTTATCCGGGGTTTTATCTTTAGGAGAATTCTTCTTATCCTCAAGCATTTATTTTTTGCCTTTTTTCAAATACTTAGTCAAAGATTTATTCTTTGCTTGCGGGCCAACAGGAAGTGTTTCTTTATAGCCCAGATTTCCTGGTTTCTTTGACTCTTCCTTAAGACGAGCAGCTTCGCTCCTATAGAGAGCATTGGCAAACGCTGAACCAGGACCACGGTCTTTCATAGTCTTAGGCTTGACTTTTTCAGTCTCTGCCTTATAAGCCTTAGTTCCTGGATTTCCCTGTTGTTTGCGGCTTTGCCCCCTATGTTTCAGCGTACTCTTTCCTGTAGCTTTATCTGCACGTTTGGGCATTGTTTATTCCTCGTATAAGTCTTGAACTAAACTATATACATAAGTGTTAATTTCTTCAAATTTTTCTTCTGGAAGCTTGTTTCCCCAATCGAAGAAGCGATATTTGTGAGCCATGAGCAATAGTAACTTACGTTGCATATCCGCATCGCCCTGCACAGAACTAGGCAGGTTGGACTTGATAAGCCTAAACCTTCCGTTCACATATATCACTAATTTGGGGATGGGATCTGGCATACTTAGGCTCCAACAATTATTACTTTCCCCGAAGAACCAGCAGTTCTCGTTATTCTCACATGTTTAACTAGATGATCACCAATGGCGTCTCCATAAGTAAACAGGGCTGTGAGGCCTGTAACTACTTGGGTCCACCGAATTCCGTCCAAGGATACATCTACCGTAATAGTCATACCGGTTGGGGGCTGAACAGTGATCTTTGTCGCTACGACATCAAGTTTTACCTTGTCGGAAGTAGTGACCGCGTCTAGTTCTACTGTCTGATGAAAAGCTGTCGGGTCAAATCTTTGACGTATCATACGTCTATTTTGAATAATACTGTCAGTCATGTTTTTTCCTTTTACTTGGCTTAAATTACTGGAACTGCTCCTACATAACCGGAATCATGGAGCAAATATACCAATAAATACCGGAGAGCATCCAAGGGTCCGTCCGTTTTACCGTCCTTTTTATATCCCTCTTTCAGCAATCCTCCTTGGGTTTCTGGCGCAGTGGCAGTTTCTAGGGCATAAATAAGACTTTCACATCTCTTATGTACAAATAGTTTAGGATATGTTATGGGAGTTAATCCATCTTCCTCAAAGAGTATTTTCCCCTTCTCATCTATGACAGGGTACTTACACCAGAGGCGGATCAGGTCACAGCCCGTCTCTATCCTTTGCTTCCTGCCTGTGGGATAGATTCCCCAAGAATTTAAATCATCCCAGGCACTTCTTCCAGCCAAATCTTTTTGTTTGCCCGCAATATCAGCTACAACTACTTTTATTGCCCCTCCTAATTTAGCATCCATCTCTAACAATTGCTTCGCTTGGGCATGAACTGTAGTTTGAGCTTCTGGAGGGACAAACTCATCGAAAATGAAAATATTTAAGTTTCCATCCATTTGGGCGTAGAGAGTAGTACATGGTGTAGAATAGTTAAAGTCCATGCTGGCGTAAACTTCCGGATTATTGGGCTGTATGATATTTCCACCAAAGTCTTCGTCTATAAGCTGTGTGTCGAAATTAAACTCTGGAAAGGTTCTATCAGAAACAGCCGTAAAATCTGCCAGATACTCCTGACGAAACTTCAGCGGCGGTAGAGTCAGTCTAGCCGCATCAATCTCAGCCCTATCTAAATATCCCCCTTCTTCAGTAGTGTTGGCATAAGAGGTAAACTTGTATGAAGACCAGTCAGAGATAGCAATGTCTTCTTCCGATAGTTCTGAATCTGCTTCTTCTAAAGCATTGCGTACAAATTCACCTTTTTTGCCTAGCTTATACCACTCATAAAAGTGATTACGGCCCCTAGGAGTAGAAATAAAGATAGCTGAACCTTTTCGGTCAGTTAAACAGGGCCGAAGCTCCTGGTTCCATATATCTTCTCCTTGCTCTTCTAGAGCAGCCTCATCCCAAATTATGAGATCAACAGCATCACCAACTAAAGAGGTTCGGTTGGTGCAGGACTTGCCCCTAAACTCACTTCCGTTGTTTAGGGTAACAAACCGGTGATACATGGACTTACTCTTAGCGAGCTTTAGTTCATTTACCACCAAATGATAGAGTTCTTTAAAGACCCTATCCGTGAGTCCGTAGTCTTTAGCTACTACCCACACCTTTCGTCCCGGCTGTAATAGTACTGCCAGGGCGATAAGTGTACATAGCATCGACTTCCCAAACCTACGTCCGCACGCTACTACCTTAAACCGAGCTTCATCATTGCAAATCAGTGCCTGCTTAGGAGTCAGGGGGCCAATTTTAGAAGAAACAAGCTTAACGCCCTTAGCTTCTAGAGTTTTGACCAACTCCTCAATGTGCAGCTCATGTAATTTTAAAGGTTCACCATACTCAACGTAGGCTTCCATTCCTCATCCTTACTTAGACTTCTTTTTCCCTAATACCACGCTCGTCAACTCGTCTTGCAGACTTTCAGCCCCTTTATCTTTATTTTTACCGAACACATCAGCCTCGATCTTAAAGTAAAGCTCTGCGGCTTTCATATCCTGGCGTCCATCTGCCGTAGCTTTCTTATATACGCCCTCAATAACTTTCGCTTTATGGAAGTTATCGAATAAATTAGCATACTTAATGCTACCATACACAGCGTCTTGCCAGTCTTTGGCCTTAGTCCACCTACGAATAGTGTTATATGTAGGAAAAGTTGCCTGAATTAACTTTTTAACCTCTTCGTCGTCTTCGAATTCTAACTCGATTCTCTCTTTCAATACCTCAATTTGGTTAGTGAGAGTAACTTTAGTACCCCCTAACACCTCTTTGACCAGGTCGTTGGCTTGAATTTCCTGTAAAAATAGCTGTACAACACTCCAGCCGTCTTTAGATAGGTTTCTAAGGCGCTTTTTAGCTGCCTCTTCACTAGCATTCACTGGAATTTCGGCCAATTTTACATCTTTTTGCTTACTTTCCGCCATTTTTCTTCCGGTATGGGTTAGAAAGAGAGGAATTTTTCATAATTTCCGTCATTGAAGGAACTTTTCGTTCCTCCTTTTTCTTCTGAACACTCTTTTGGTGCTTGACATAACGCCCTTTTTCGTCGTACTTCCGCTTATTAGGCGCTACGGACTCGGGTGGAAAGCGGGTCTCACCCTCTTCGATGCCTAATTTTACACGATTAGGCTTCTGCCGCTCAATATGTAATTCGTCTGTATCGATAAGCTTATCTGGCTTCTCAATATCGGTAGGTTCCGAGTATCTAATAGACCCTCTGTGGCGAATCTTAGGCATCCTGGGCTTTCCTTTCCTTCGCTGGACGCTTACTAAGCCAATATTTAGTCAACCAAGCTGTAAACACCGAGCGGGCTAGGTCCCAAAGGATCATAACACCCAAAAATTCATACCACTCCACTAATTCGCTTCCTCTAGGTGGGTCTGAAACCCCTTCTTCTACAATTGATAAACTAGCAGGGTCCATCTGGACTCTCTACCTCCTTAATAAAAACCGATTATTACGTATTTTAGAGTTTTTGGCTGTATCTTTGACCAAGATATTGCCGGTAATAGTACACTTTTCCACACGTACATTATTTCCTACGATATGGACATCACCAGCAACCACCACATGTCTTAAAATGGCGTTAGTATTGAGCGTCATGGCGACTCCTTACTTCTTTTTGGTTATACTACTGGTGATAGGAGTACCTATTCCCTTGCCCGTAATAACACACCCCGAAGGAACACGAATCCCTTTAGATGTATAAATTCCAGGGCCTAACTCTAGGATACCTCCCCCTAAAGCACTTAGTATCTTTAGGGCTCCGTCTATCATACGGGAATCATCACTATTTTTTGAAGGATCTAACCTAATTTTCATAATAATTCTCACAAATTGTCGGGGGAGGGACCAGCAATACTAGCCCCTCCACCCAACAGACGAGGAGGAAGTTACTTAGGCTTACTAAGTAATGGGAGGAATCACATGAGAGTAACCGAAGTTACCCTCGTCTACCTCCCGTACCTCATATCGGAAAATGAATCAAAGTCCGCAGGGCATACAAACAGCTTTTTATCATGCGTAAACAGTACTAGATATGTAATCCAGTCAGGATTGGATAATCCTAGGGGCTTAATGATACTCGGAATGATCAATTCAGCACCCACAGACTCTAGAGCTAGTTTTTCCTCTATAATATCTTCAGGTCCGTATACATCAGGTCTTTTTAATATACCTATCTTGCGGTGAAGACCGCCGATACTAAGAACCATCCTGTCAGTATACTCTTTCTCCGTTTTACAAATAGGGGATATTTCTAGCGAATGTGCGTCTTTAATGGGGATTTGGACTTGATCTTCCGGATTAGGAAGGACTTTTTTCAAGGATTTCTTGAATGCCATAGTTGCCCATTATCCAAATAGCATCTTTCTGCTAAGACGGCGAAATTCTTCTATAAGTTCCGCTCTCAGTTCCTTTATGAATCTATGCTCTTTAAGGGAAATTATTTTGGCCTGGGTGTGGCTAGAGAGTATTTCATCACAAAGTTCTATGGCCCTAGCTAATTGGTTTAGGCCTGGGCAGTCAACTATCGGCTTCATTGTTAATCCGTCTTCAGGTGGGGATAGATACGAATCAAATAAAGTGTTACCTGTGAGCAGCAGAAAGCCGCAAGAAACAGGCTAGGAGGACAAGCTAACCACCCAGGCACATGTCCTTAAAGATGCCTCTATAATAAGGGCAATACTTATACATAGTTAAACAAAATAGTAACAATTGTTCCTGTAAAAAATGTTACTTATTGTTTTTCTCTTTAATTTCACGCATTTCTGAAGTCAGGGAATCAGATAGCATTTCGGTCAACCAGTCCCTAAATTGTTGAATTTCCTCAACTCCTGAGACTATCACGTTGTTTTCTAGCATAACGGCAGGTATCAGGGACCCATTTTTCCAATCTCTTTTAGCAGCCATGTGTACTAGAGGTTTATCTTGGTTTGGGCTTCCAGAGAATTTTAAAGAATCCTCATTTTGCCACTTTCTATACTCTATAAGTCCATGGATACGATCTGCTTTATCTTCAAATTTTTTCTTTTTCTTGAGTAATCTCTCAGCCTTATTCATACCTGCCACTCTTTCCTTTTCCTGTACTTCATATAGTCTATAGTATCTACCGAACTTAAATGCCATCCTTCAAATGTAGCATCATAATGTATGCCTGTAAGTGTAGGATGTGTCATTCTTACTCTATACTCTTGGTTACCCGACTGAGGAGACCAAGAGGAATCTAATACCATACCTATAGCCTCAGACCAGAAGTTATACTCCGGATGGCCGGAGGTAACTCTCACAAAATCCCCAAATTTAAACATTAATTTTCTCCTCCAGCGTCTTGTTTATATGGTCCTGAAATTCTTCCGGTAAGTCTCTGAAGGGTATCTTCCTGAATTTCTTACCGCAATCTCCGCACCATAAGTCTACCATGTGGTTGTCGTCTCTTAAATCTACTCCCCATTCCAATTTATCAGGAGTATGAAGCCCGCTATTACTGTTGGGGCACCGCTTTTTGCCCCTATTTACAACCCGATAGAATCGGGGTTTTTTAAGATAGGGGTGCCTAGACTTCTCACAAGTACCCTTAAGATCATCTAAGATATCGTCTTTGCTCATTTTTTATTCTTCCTCATATACCCCAAAGTGTCTCTCTTAATGTATTTAGGTCCTACGCTTAAGATGGGAGCTACTTCACCAAAGCCGAAGGAAAACAGTTCCTCGTTCCTGGGCTTTAAAAGTACTGTATAGCTATCAGGCATATGTACGCCTTCTGGATTCCCGTACTCACATGATATAACTGTACCAGAAACCCACTTAGTATTGGGTCCCTTGTGATTGCCCGGAAAGAATACCTGTACTTTCACGCAATCTCCATTATAATATCTAATCATAGCGGCAATATTGTCCTATAAGCTTCTTCAGACAGTGTTGGCAAATCTCACATTGAACAGTAGTATCATCTCCAAAAACTGACCCAAAGCCTCCGGTAAAGGCTACAAAATGGATCTCCTGCCATTCATATGTATCGTCAGGAGTGATCTCTTTCTTACATACATCGCAAATAACACTAACTGTATGTATTCGTTCTACTTTTGTTATCTTAGTCTCTTTCTTAATCATTTTAGCCTCTATCTGGGTATGCCTGAGCAATTAAAACGCGATACAGAGCAATCTGGTGCATCTCAGGGGTATATCTAATAGCCTTTAGCTTTCATACAATCTTCTACCAATAAGTCCACGAAGGAGTTTATACTCTCCTTGGTCCAGGGAGCATCTGGCATCCGTTCCTTGAACTCTTCCATAGGAAATTTCTCTGGCCAGCCTTCAGTAACTTCATAGACACACTCTAGGTTATCTATAGATTTAGAAAAGGAATCTATTGACTTGTCTAACTCGCTGGTAGCCTTAAGTAGAAAACATCCTAAAACCACTAGGGCTAAAAGTGGAATTAACGCATATTTTGTCATTTTTTACTCTTCCTATCAACCATATAGTTCAACAAGTCTATTTTTAAGTAGTATTCTGCTACAGCCACCGTTGTATGTCCTGTATCCTGGTTGATCACAGGGGTTATTATATAGCATCGTGTTACGGGGTAAGCTTCTAGGATCTTTACTCTATGGACTGTACCCTCCTCGTCCGTATATAAAGCACTATCTCCCTCTTTAAACTTCACTTCTTTTTACCTCGCTTCATATAAGTCATTACATTTAAAGGCCTAATTTGATCAGCGGTTAGGTATATTCTTTGTGTACCTCTCTCATCTGCCTTGAATTCTATCAAATAGAGATTATTCTTCTTGGTAGGCTCTCTTACTACTGTTCCGATATACACCTGCGGGCTAAACTCATATCCCGTAGACAGCTTAATCTTGTCTCCTACCTTATATTTCACTGTTTCTTCCTTTTCATATACTCTATAGTATCTGCCAGCATAAGGTCACTTTCTTTGCAGCAGCACATATTCATGCGGCGGCCATCCGAGAATTCTACCGTATACTCCTGATATAGAGGGAATCCAGAATAGGGAGATTTAGTGGTCCTTATACCTGTAATCTTCCCCGTTACTTTCCTGCCCAGGTAATCAAAGTTTACTCTATCTCCCAACTGAAATAGGTGTAACTTTTGTTTCCAACCCACTATTCTTCCCTTTTCCTTCTCATATATTTCATATAGTCTATAGTGTCATATTTCATTTCTTTCTCGTGTAAGCCTATCCGGAGGCCGCGACCACCCGCTCGGGGCGGGCCTTGAACCACATAACAATCTGGAGCAAATTGAGAAATAGCCACCACTACCCCTACTCCTTTAAGCCTCTGACTATTAAATCTAACCCTATCACCTAACTTATACTTATTATTGCTCACGAGATTCTTTGCTCCGTCTCATGTAGGTAACTGGGTTGGCGTGGGAGAACATGTAGCCTCTCATCTCTACACACCTGTCAAAACACCCATCTGTAAATAACACCCACCAGTAGTCTTCACCTATATACTTAGATAGGGTACCAACCATATGGCCTTTACCCCACTTGAATTTGATCTTATCCCAGGGGTT